GCCTTGGACACCTTGCGTGCCTTGTACACCTTGAACACCCTGCGATCCCTGTGCACCCTGTACACCTTGAACACCGATACCCAACGTTTCGAAGGTACGAGCTTCGACAATATCGTTTAGCTGAGTGTTAGAGGTAAGAGTAAGAGTCGTGCCGGAAACGGTGTAGTGAGTCGTCGGAACAAGAACAACACCGTTGCGAGTGACGATGGTATACTTCTCGTCATTCGGAGCAATGCTGAGAGTGAATGCTGATTGGTTTGCGGATGCCGTGAACGAATCCGTCCACATCATCGTTTCACCGGCTGAACCTTCGGTTCCCTGAACACCGGTCGAACCTTGTGCGCCGGTCACACCCTGTCCTGCGAACTGACCGTCTAGACCCTGTACACCCTGAGTGCCTTGGATTCCCTGAACTCCCTGCACACCCTGAGTGCCTTGGACACCCTGAATACCACTAAGACCCTGAGTTCCCTGTGTACCCTGCGCACCCTGAATACCGCTCGCATGGAAGGATACATTAGCGTTACCGGTAACACCCTGAACGACACTGACCAGAACGGACGCAGTGTTGATGAAGTTCAATCCATTGGCATTGACCGTCGATGCGGAGTTTGCGGATACGAAAATCTCAGAGATTCCACCGCCACCGCCGAGTCCACCACCCGCTTTCCAAGAATAGCCATCCCACTCCCAAGACGTACCATCGTTGGAAGTGAAGATCGTGCCGATAGTCGGATTAGAAGGGAAGTCTGCCATGATTCATCCTATAGGTGTGCGTGTGACTATTTAGCCACTGCACCTTACTGGTCTGTTTCGATGTACAGACTGATCAGGTCTATTGCGACTGCTGCTGCCGCACCGTTGTTGCTTCTCCAAGTCTGCCATGTCAGGATGGTGTTGCCGAGCGGCAGATTGTTGGTATTAGAAGTAACTGTGGTGGAGAAGGTCTGTGAAGAGTTCGCGAGGTTTCGAATCGCGAACTGAACCTTATCGTCATTAGGCGCGGCGAACATTGTCACATCCCATAGTGCGGTGTTGCCGACATTACATTGAAGCGTAGTGTCGATGATGTGCGCGGCACCGGATGCAGAGTTGGTAATGATGTGTAGCGAGTTGGACAGTGGAACCTGTCCCACACCAATCACGTTCACCATTGCTGCGGTGTTTGTGTTGTTCGCGATCTGACCAGTCGTTGGGTGTAGACCCACAAACATGACCGCATTCGCAACAGGAGCCGCGTCAGCCACACCGAATCTGTGGCAGAAGGTGAATCCACCCATGTCTGCGGTGTTACCGCGAAGATACTGAGCCGTCGCGATACGTGCGGCTGCGTTGGAACCCGCAGTTGCCGCCGATACGAATCCGACTCTTCGGGTGGAGAGGTAAAGAGTCGCGGGGTTGACAACCCTTGCGTTCACCGTTCCGGTATACGTCGGAACAGGCAGACCAAAGTTGACGTTTGCGAACGCACCTGTCGTAGACCACTGAATCATACCGACACGATTACGTCCGATGAACGGCTGTAGTGCGGAGTCGAGTCCCGAAGGACCGATGAACGCAGGCATCATGCGTCCACCCACCGAGCGACCGAAGATGGAGACATTTCCTGCGGGTGGAGCGGCGGGTATCTCTGCCTGATTGTTCAATCGAATGGTCGTATCAATTTCAGCCTTATACATGAAAGTGATATTAGAAGAAAGATTGAACGTGAGGTTGGCTGATGCACCTAGCACACCACCATCGTTGTATTGAATGTACGTGTCTGCGCCTGCGGCAGTCGCGCCGCCCGTTGCGCCCGTTGCGCCTTGAGTGCCAGAGCCAATTACGCCTTGTACACCTAGATCACCTTGAACACCTTGTATACCGATTGCACCTTGCGCACCCTGAGTACCTACACCCGTTGTGCCTTGAGTTCCTAGGTCGCCTTGCACACCCGTAAGACCTTGAGTTCCGGTCAGACCTTGAGTACCTGTTCCGGTCAGACCTTGTGTTCCAATGACACCTTGAACGCCTTGGACACCTTGCGCACCCGTCAGACCTTGAGTTCCTGCACCCGTCGCACCCTGCGTTCCTTGAGTACCCGTTCCGGTCAGACCTTGAGTGCCGATGACACCTTGCGTTCCTTGGGTGCCAATGCCGGTAAGACCTTGGACACCTTGCGATCCTTGAACACCCGTAAGTCCTTGAGTGCCGATGACACCTTGCGATCCCTGCACGCCGGTCAGACCTTGTGTTCCGATGACACCTTGCGAGCCTTGAACACCCGTAAGTCCTTGAGTGCCGATGACACCTTGCGATCCCTGCACGCCGGTAAGACCCTGAGTACCCGTCAGACCTTGCGAGCCTTGAACACCCGTAAGTCCCTGAGTACCTGTCAGACCTTGTGTACCGGTCGAACCCTGCGGTCCTTGTGCACCTGTGATACCCTGCCCTGCGAACTGACCGTCTAGACCTTGAACACCTTGCGAGCCTTGAACGCCGATTTCACCCTGCGGACCAATAGGACCGGCTTGACCCGTAACAGTAGAGACTGCGTAGTTGTCATAGACAACTTCGACCGCACTCAGCAATGCCTTATGAGTGTTAGTCGAGTTCGTGTCTAGATGCTGATAGGTGAACTTGCCGAGAACAACGAGTTCTTCGGGGAATGCGCCACTCCATACGAGAACGGAAGGAGCTTCATCCAGTGCATCATCCAGTACGGTGTGAAAACGTTGTCCTGCGACGAGGAAGTAACGGTTTGCTTGCGTGATATCGGTCGTCGCGCAGAGGTACATGTTGACGTACTGCCCATTGGTCAATGGAGTCTTGAGCCAATCGCTTCCGCTCAACTGGTTCCAACAGATGACGCTGCCGTTCGTGAGGAACGGAATGCCCTTAGTGTCTGCGAACGCATTGACTTCGGTGATGAAGCCGCCTGATGTGTTGCTCTTCCATAGCACACGATACGCAGTCGCAGAGTCGCCACTGATCGTGCCTGTCTGTAGTTCAATTTCTTCGTCTAGAATGCGAACGGCTGTCGCATCCCATGTAACGGCAGCAGTAGTGTCCGAACCTGTCGTCCAGTTCGTGAACACAGGCGCACCCGGCTTCGAAGCGATCTTCGTGCCGTCGCCAAAGTGAAGACGATAGTGAACCTCAAGATTTCGATCTGCGGTATGTAGTTCGAAGAGTGCGAATGTCTCTTGCTCAATGTCTCCATTGTAGACAATAGCACAGACCGGCACATCGCGCAGAATGTTCCATGGGCTTGTGTTAGTTGTGAGTACACCCGTCACTCCGTCGAAGTAGACGTAGTGAGTCTGAGTGGCAGTCGTATGTGCGACGGAAACTAACGGTGTATTGAATTCATTGCGCACACCATGAATCCAAACATTCCACGATGCGCCAATGGGAGTGATCGTGACCTGTCTATTGACTCGCGAGTAGGATAGAGTGACTTCGTATCCATCATCCATGTCATAGGGGAAGCCATGGCGATTACGCTTACCGTCGAGCGTATCCTGATCTGCTGCGCCGACTAGACCCTGTACGCCTTGTGCGCCCGTCAGACCTTGAGTGCCTGTGCCAGTAAGACCTTGAGTGCCTGTGCCAGTAAGACCTTGTACGCCCTGTGCACCATCCGAACCAACAAATCCTTCTGTTCCTTGTGCGCCTTGTGCACCGTCTGATCCTACATAGCCTGTTCCCTGTACGCCTTGCGCTCCCTGTGCGCCATCGTTACCCGAGCCGCCGCCTGTGCCGACGAAATAGCCCTCGGAGTTGATGACTGGAACGCCACCCACCTGAATCTCGACCGCATTGATGACACCGTTCGCGTATACGATAGTGTCTAGCGTATTGCCGGTGCCGAGCGAGATTTGTTTGGATGTAGGCTTGTTTGGCATGTTGTTCTTCCGGTGTTATCCGGTATTTAGATGAATACCGACCGCGCCCATGGCTTTGCCTGTGGGTCTGGAATTCCTCGCAATGCGCCCGTCCACAACGCGCCTGTAGTCGATGTGACAGTGTTGGCGCGAAGGTTGCCGGTCTGTCCTGCGGACGGCTTACGATAGGTGAGCAGCGCAATCGAACCACCGTTACCTTGGGTCGCACCCCAATCAATTCGCTCAGTGATATCGGTTTCGTCGCCCGAAGGAGAAGTAATGATGATAGGAGATGCGTTGATATGCGCTGCGGCAGCGTCACGCGGAGAAGTAATCCAGTTCAGGACGAGCGTGTTCGCTTCTGAGGTTGTGACGTTTCTGAACGTGACCTGAGAGGTTGCAGTTCCGACGACAACGTTTACACCCGCAGCCGTGCCTGTATCCCATGGATCACCCGTCGTTACGCAATTTGAGAACGCTGCCATGACAGCAATCGTGTGATCACCAAAGTCAACGATGGTTACTGCGGTGTTTGAGTTCGAAGTTACTCGCCGCCACCAAATGTCAACCTTAGTAGCCGTTGTCGCACCGAGAGTTCCTTGTGTTACGTTAGAGTTCGCAACACGAATCCAGTTGTTGTTCGTCAGGTTGGTGTGAGCCTGCGCGTTGGACTGGTTTGCGCCTTCTAGCGCAAGAACAAGAATGTCATTCGCAGCATATCCTGCCGGATAGGTAATTGTGATGTTACCCAAACCAGAGACAATAGTAGAGTTCGCACGAAAAGTTGGAGCAGGCATTTCAGATCACCCTATCATGTTGTAGCAATAACATTCATCACCACCGTAACATCCGAGACAGTCACCGTAGGATTAGAGTTGACACGGAACTGAATGACGTTACCCGCATTGAACTGCGTGACACCCCAACCCGTATTTGATCCAGTGTTCTTGGATGCTGCTGAGAGTAGTGGTTCATTCGTTCCGGATGCGATCACCAATGTTGGGAATGCGCCATACGTTCCTGTCCATACATCGACTGCAATGCTGCCGGATGCATTCGATAGAATCGTCCACGAATCCACCACAAGCGTCTGCGAGGTATAGATGTAGCCCTTCGTCTGAGCGGCTTCGGTTGCGCCTGTCGTAATGACTGCGCCGCCGCCCGAAATCAGGAACGAAATCGTGCGCGGACCAATAGCACCCGTTGTGCCTTGAGTTCCTGTGCCAGTGAGTCCCTGTACGCCTTGAACACCTTGCGCACCATTCGCACCTTGAGTGCCTTGAGTACCCGTCGCGCCTTGTGCACCTTGCGAACCCGTACCCGTAGCACCCTGAGTTCCTAGATCACCCTGAGTACCGATTGTGCCTTGTGCACCTTGCGTTCCTGCGCCTGTGAGTCCCTGTACGCCTTGCGCACCCTGAGTACCGACACCCGTTGTGCCTTGTGCACCTTGAGTTCCCTGCGTTCCTGCGCCGGTCAGACCTTGGACACCCTGCGCACCTTGCGTTCCAGTACCCGTCAGACCTTGAACACCCTGAGTACCTTGAGTTCCAGTACCCGTCAGACCTTGAACACCTTGCGTTCCCTGCGCACCGGCATCACCCGTCCGCGAGAATTCGATGGACTTGATGGTTCCATTAGAAGGATTCGTTCCGCTCAGATGCGCAACAGGAATCTTGAAGTATCCGGCTGCGTCTGTGACGGCACCCGTTATAGAGAATACCTGAGAAGTCGCAGAACCATACGATCCGCGAACAATCAAGTAACCCTTTGGCGAAGTTGTAGTCGAGTCATCCCACTGCGCATACCATGCGGTCTTGTCGTGACCTTCGTTGTCGAGGTCATCAATGTAGATGAACGTGACGCTCGCAGGCGTTGCGTTGTTGTACGCAAACTTTCCGTTGCCGGGGTCAGCGTCAGCCGTAGCAGAGTTGAATGAATAAGGTACCGCACCGTTTTCACCATAGGTTCCCTGTACGCCTTGCGCACCCGTAAGACCCTGAACACCCTGAACGCCTTGTGTACCCTGTGTGCCTGTGCCGATGAGTCCCTGAACGCCTTGTGCACCTTGCGTGCCTGTACCAATTAGACCTTGGACACCTTGAGAACCCTGTGCACCCTGAGTGCCTGCACCCGTTGTGCCTTGAGTTCCTAGGTCGCCTTGAGTTCCGATTGTGCCTTGCGTTCCAGTACCCGTCAGACCTTGGACACCCTGAGTGCCTTGCGTGCCGATGCCAGTTAGACCTTGAGTTCCAATGACACCCTGAGAACCCTGTGCACCCTGAGTTCCCGCACCCGTTGCACCTTGAGTTCCAGTTCCGGTAAGACCCTGAACACCTTGCGCACCCTGAGTTCCTGTGCCGGTAAGACCTTGGACACCTTGAGTGCCTTGAGTGCCTGCACCCGTAGCACCTTGAGTGCCTTGAGTTCCTGCGCCCGTAGCACCCTGAGTTCCTAGATCACCCTGCGTTCCGATGGTTCCTTGAGTTCCAACGCCGGTTAGACCTTGTGTGCCGATGACACCCTGCGAACCTTGAACACCAGTGAGTCCCTGCGTGCCGGTCAGACCTTGAGTTCCAGTTAAACCTTGAGTTCCAGTTAGACCTTGAGTGCCAGTGAGTCCCTGAATTCCAGTTAGACCTTGTATGCCGATGACACCCTGCGAACCTTGAACGCCAGTTAGACCCTGAGTTCCAGTGAGTCCTTGTGTTCCGGTCAAACCTTGAGTTCCGGTGAGTCCTTGTGTTCCGGTTAGACCTTGAGTACCTAGATCACCCTGAACACCAGTGAGTCCCTGAGTTCCAGTGAGTCCTTGTGTTCCGGTCAGACCTTGAGTTCCAATGACACCCTGCGATCCTTGAACGCCTGTCAAACCCTGAGTTCCGGTGAGTCCCTGTGATCCTGTCAGACCTTGCGATCCCGTCAGACCTTGAGTGCCGGTTAGACCTTGAGTTCCAGTGAGTCCCTGAGAACCTTGAACACCAGTGAGTCCTTGTGTTCCCGTCAGACCTTGCGATCCGATTAGACCCTGTGTGCCTTGTAGACCCGTTGTGCCTTGAGGACCGGTCGCACCGGGAGTTCCTGCGAGGTTGATGCTCCATGAGGTATAGGTGCCGGATCCTAGTACAGAAGATACGTCCACCACCAACTGTCCGTTTCCGGCATTGTAGGAGTTGACGACACCTTCCATCGAATTGCCAGAATTGAATGCAATGATGACCGTCTGACCGGGAGAGTAAGCCAAGCCAGTGTCTACCGTCAGCGTCTTTTGCGCGACGGAAATTAGAAGTGAAGTGGACGAGGTTGTGACGTACTGATCACCGGGTTCACCGAGAATGCCTTGGACACCTTGAGTGCCTTGGACACCCTGCGAACCTTGCACACCAGTCAAACCCTGTGTTCCGGTCAGACCTTGCGTTCCGATTAGTCCCTGTACACCTTGCGTGCCTTGTACACCCGTCAGACCTTGCGAGCCTGTCAAACCCTGAGTTCCGGTGAGTCCTTGTGTTCCCGTCAGACCTTGAACACCAATTAGACCTTGGACACCTTGGATGCCGATGATTCCTTGAACGCCTTGCGAGCCTTGAACACCGGTAAGACCCTGAGTACCCGTCAAACCTTGCGATCCGGTGAGTCCCTGTGTGCCAGTTCCGGTCAGACCTTGCGATCCGGTGAGTCCTTGTGATCCCGTCAGACCTTGAGTACCGTCACTGCCGGTAGATCCTTGTGCACCGGTAGATCCTTGTGCGCCGTCAGAGCCGATGAATCCATCTTCACCCGCGATACCCTGAACTCCGAGCGCACCTTGCGCACCCTGAGTGCCTGCGCCTACGGCTCCCTGTGCGCCAGATTCACCTACGGTTCCCTGTGCGCCAACCGCACCTTGAGCGACAGCCGTTCCGTCGAGTCCTTGAACGCCTTGCGAACCTTGGACACCGAGCGCACCTTGCGCACCGTCTGAACCAATGAATCCGTCTTCACCGGCTAAACCCTGAATTCCGAGCGCACCCTGTACGCCTTGTGTTCCACTGCCGACCAAACCCTGTGCACCGGTCGCACCCTGAACGCCGTCGATGATACCGACAGAGGTGAAGATACGGGCTTCGACCACATCACCTTCGTCGGGTGTCTGTGTGAAGGTAAGAGTATTTGCGCTGATCGTGTAGTGAGTATCCGGAACCTGAACGACACCGTTGAGCGTGACGATGACGAAATCGGTGCCATACGGCTGATAGCTGAGTTGAAAGGTAGTCTCAGACGAGCCTGCGACAAAGCTATCGCTGACAATAGTGGTATTTCCCGCAACGCCTGATGCGCCGGGAACGCCGGTCTTGATGCTGACGGTTCCTACGGATGCTACCGGAGAAACTTCAACCTTACCGACTTTGTTCTGAGACTTAATCTCTACTTTCATCTAGTGACCTGTGGCGTAATCGTCACAATGCCTTCAATGACGCGCACAGTCACATTGGATACATCGGTCATCTTGAGGTCGTAGAGATAGCGTCCCGGCTTGATGTTGGCTGTGTTAGCCGCAGGGATGGCGAGCCGAACGATGCCGTTGGCAGCGTCTTCTTTGGTCACGGTAATGATGGCTGTCGCATTGGTCGAGTAATACGACTTGCGAATTTCGGCTGAGAACGTGGAATTGGTGATATCAATCACCGAATTGTCGTCGTTCGTTAGATTGATGACCGAGGAGAAAGTCGCGCCCTGATCAATGGTAAGTTCTGCGTACATGGAGGTTCCTCTGAGGATTCCACCTATTTAGGGAATTAGTAGACGAGCATTCCGTTCGCGTAGAACTCCGATTCTGCAAAGGTGTAGACCGTTTCTGGATAGTCAAGGTCAATGATATCGACAATCTGATTCTCTCTGCCTTCCGAGTCGAGTACAAGGTCGCCCACGTACAACTGATCCGGAATACCCAAGTCCTTGTAGTCTCCACCGACACCGGGGTTGATGGCTGCGTAACCCTTGTCCACCACGTATAGAGGGTGGTCTTCCGAGGCATTGAGGACGCGACCATCTGCGAACTGAATCTGGTACATGACGCGATTCGTCCGAGTGATGACTTCCGTGACTCGCTTCGTTCCGCCGCGAACGAGAATCTCGTCGCCAACCATGACCATTGCGATTGCTCTGGTCGTTCCATCGCCCATGGAGATAAGCGTATCTGGCGTGAAGCAGCACTGAGGACACTGGTTTGATGCTGCGAAGACGTATAGATACACGCCTGCGGTATTCAGAATCGTCTGTGGCGAGGCTGACATACGAATCTTCAATTGCCCATAGAAGGTCTTACTGCCGTTATTTGGTGTCTGAGAGAGATACCACGTAATGCCAGTGCTGCCCATATTGAACCATGTATTGACAGCACTTCCGGTAGGAGTGGTTCCAGAAGTTTTTGTCAATTGAATCTCATAGTCACCACGATTTCCCGCCAATAGCCATGTGGGATTACCACCATTGGGAGTATGAAGTATGTTACTTCCGTACTCATTACCCGCATAAATCCCCGCATCTGCTCCGGATCCATCGTTCTGAGAATCTGATGCGTCCGTATTAGCAGTAAGGAACGTAGTCGGATTGATCACACCCGCAAACGACAATAGGCTGAGTGTTCCAGACTGCGCAACACTAGGATATGCGTTAGCAATGTTCTTCACATTGCTTCCACCGCGATAGTATCCGAGCATGGTGGCTGCGCCGCCAAAGACGGACTTCACGGAAGATAGTAGAGTTGGATTAGAGCCTACCGTTGCCATGGATTATTCCTTCGCCGCTTCCAGAACCTTGATACGAGCATTCAATTCCTTGATAGCTTCAATCAGGACAGGAACCAACTTGTCATAGGAGACATGGAGATAATCCTTATCGTCCTTATAGACTGCTTCTGGCAATACAGCCTCGACTTCTTGCGCGAGGACACCGAGTTCAACTCCACCCGGATGACTGCTCTCGTAGCCTAGATTTGCTGCGAGGTCATTCCAGACGTACTTGATACCGTTCAACTGCTCGACAATCTCGACTGCGCCATCCACGAATCCTAGAACGGTCTTGAGGCGAGCATCCGAGGTTGCGGCAAAGTCGGTCGAGTATGTGGTACCGGCTGAGTAGTAGAAGATGGAGGTACATGCGCGAGGAGTCTGGTTGGTACCCGTTCCTGCGACCATGACCGGATAGTGCGTTCCCGACGAATATGCGGAAGCATTGATTGCGGTCGATGGACCGGTTGCACCCGTCGCGCCTTGCGATCCGTTGGTTCCGTTGGATCCGACAGCACCCTGCGCACCCTGCGATCCATTCGAACCGTTGGATCCGGCAATACCTTGTGCACCATTCGAACCATTCGATCCGGCAATACCTTGTGCACCCGTAAGACCCTGAGTTCCGTTAGTACCGGCAAGTCCCTGTGCACCGATTGCACCTTGAGTTCCATTCGAACCGTTAGATCCGGCAATACCCTGTGCACCGATTGCACCTTGAGTTCCATTCGAACCGGCACTGCCCTGTGCACCGATTGCACCCTGCGCACCGTCTGATCCGACAAAGCCTGCGGAACCCTGAACGCCTAGCGTTCCCTGTACACCCTGAATACCCTGCGGACCTAGCAATGCAGGGTTCGAAGAGTTTGCGGTGAAGGAAATGTTTGCGTTGCCGGTGACACCCGTAGTGACGAGAACGTTGATGGATGCCGAGTTGATGAAGTTCAACTGAGCATTGTGAATGGTCGATGCAGATTGTGCCGAGACACGTACTGTGTTCGCAGCTACGTTCGAAGATGCGTATGCTGCCTCAACATTGAGTCTTGTACTATTAACCAGAGTAAGCGAAGCAACGTTAGCCGATTCATTGGCGTAAGTAGACTTAACGTTTGCGGTTGTGAGCAACGTCTGATAGGTCGTCAGGTCGTTCGCGGTTGCCTGCCATGTGTTCGAAGAAGTCGCGAATGCAATGGCTGCGTTGCCATTGGTCGTGCCTTGGAATACGCCAAACTTACCATCGCCGCGAGTCGTCTGAGCGATACGTAGACGGTACGAGTCTGCGTCAGACTCAGCAGGACCGAGAATTGGATTCGTAAGAGTAAGGCTTTCTACAGCCAGAGTGACGATGTTACCCGTTGTTACGTTCAGGTTCGTTGCTCGCGCTGCCGTCACAATGACGTTAGCCGATACGATGTTCGCAATGTTCGCGTTAGCAATGTTCGCACTCGCACCGGCAGCAGCCACGTTCAGTGTCGCTACGTTTGCGGTGACGATGTTAGCCAGAACCACATTTGCTCTGGTCGTAACCGTGAGCATAGATGCTGACGCATTGGTGGTCGTGGTGTTGGCGAGTGTAACGTTGGCAAAGTTGGCTGTCGCACCAGTCGCAGCCACGTTCAGGGTAGCAATGTTAGCCGTCGTGCCGATGATTCTAGTCATCACAGCATTCGGTGTGGCTACATTGGTCGCTGCGATATTTGCGGCGTAGATCCACGATCCAGTAGCATTGGCATTCAGAGTCACAACGTTGGCAAGGGTAATGACCGCATTGCCAATCGTGGCAATGTTAGCCACCGAAACGTTGTTTGCGAAGTAGACGTTGCCGCTATTGGCACTCGTTCTAATCGTCATTACACCCGCGACATTCATCAACAGATTAGCGTTGTTGGATGCGCCTGTGGTTTCGATGAAGCCGGTTGCGTTGATGTTCGCTGCCGAGAAGAACGTGTTGTTGTAGAGGAAGCGAGTACGAGTGTTGCCGTTGGCATGAATCGTGCCGTCGCCTGCGCGGAACTTGATATCCAGAGAGTCGGAATAGAGGTATGCCGCGCCGCCGTCCTGTTCGATGTTCTTGACCGAAATCTTACCGGAAACGCGAGCGTCAGCCGTAACGTCCAACATGGTGCCGGTTGCGTTAGGAAGAACCAAACGTCCGACTGTCAGGGTGACATTACCCGTAGGCTTGACGAAATCACCACGCGCAATCTCGTTTACGTCATCTTTGAGAAGATTCGTCTGAATGCGCCATTGGTCGAAGGTGTTGGCGACTACGACTGTGGAAACGTTTACGCTACTTGTCATGGGTTACTTACTCTGTTGTAGAAGTTGTTGCAACAGGTCTTTGATTTCTGTCACATCGCGCTTGATATTATTTAGTTCCTCTTCATGAGCCTGATCCCGGCGAAGCCGTGCCATCTTCTGATCATGAGAAGAGAGCGCGGATCTGTCGGTGTTCAGAATGGCGAAGTTGGACGATTCCCGAACCAGACGCTCATTCTCTCGTACTTTCATTCTCATTGGTCTTAGCCTTCTGGCGTTGCCGTGATTCTCAAGTTCTGAATCCATGGCGCAATGGAGGTATCGACTGCGGTGAGGCAGACCTTGACTGCGAAGTATTTGAACTTGCCGCCGATTGGGTACTGCTGACCGTTCTCGGTGTACTTGAGTTCATTCTCAAGAAGGTCTGGACGGAATTGAAGCTCAATGACCTGACGGGCATCCTTCGACTTCGTATCCTTGACCTTGTGCATCAGCACCCAAGACTTGTCGGAGAAGCGACCGGGATCTTCGGATCCTAGAACCTTGTAGTAGACATGGATATCGGTGCCGTTAGGACGGACGGCATCCATGAACACGCGGAGGTCGCCTGCTTCGAAGCCATCTTCCAGAGCAATCTGGCGGGTGATGTAACGGCAAGCCATGTTACCACCACGCGATCCGTTTTCACCCTGCGCGACAGCCGATGCCCGAATGACACCCGATGCTGCGTTGCCGTTGGATATATCCAGAACAGGAGTCTTGAGGTAGCCCGAACCTTCGGAAGTGATGACGATGTAATCGACGGTGTTGGATCCGGTGGTGTTTGCCACTGCGAAGCCTGCTGCACCCGAACCATAGCCATCCGTATCCACGCGAACGTTGTAGAAGCCGATGTTGAAGTTGTTAGCCAGATAAGTCTCACGGAACAACTGCGCGGCATTGTTCATGCTGTTGCTGTCACTGCCCCGAATGACCAGATTGGATGCTGTGTGATCTGCGGCAGAAATGACTGCGTTGTAGCCTGCGCCGGGATTCGTGATCGAAATGATGGTGTTGGAGACACCGGCATTGTTGATATCATGGTCAGCCGGTACGACTGCGAGCGTTTCCATGTTGAACACTGGCGATACGTCAGGGTCCGTCGTAACCAGTTCCGTGAGGATCTGTACCGAGTTGGCATTGCCGGTCATCAACTTACGAGCATTGTTGAAGCTTCCCGATGTTTCCTTGTTGGAAGAGTCCATCAGGTCGCCATACTTGAAGATTTCTTGTGGCTTGATGTTGGTGTAGTTGTCGAACGCGGAGTTGGACTTGAAGACACCCTTGACCTTGAAATCAATTGCCGAGACAGGGAACGTGAGCTTGTCTGCGTTGATGAACATACGGTCTACGTTCATGTCGAAGTCAGGCACGTTCTTGAGGTTGAACGATGCCGAACCCGATCCAGAGAAGCGAGCCTTGTTGATGCGGAACATGAGGTCTTCGTTCTGGTATGGAGTCCAAGTCGAAGAGTTCTGCGAGCGGAAGAACGAGCCTGCATATGGCTGTTCCGAGATTCTCTGAGGAGGATCTGCGCCTAGCACGTTGCCGCCGAGTTCTGCGATATAGACTTCGTATTCCGGAGAATCGGAGATAACGATCAGAGCATATTCGGTGTCTGGCTGTAGGTAGATAGGATCACGGAAGGTGAACTTCGTGATCGTGTCTGGATCCTCTAGCGAAGGAGAGAAGGAAACCTTTACGTCCTTACACTTGACCGTAGCTTCGGCAAGGTAGTTCTGAGTTGGGAAGCCGTTGACGACTTCGGCAATCTTGACCTGAATAGGAAGCTGCAACGATCCGCGAGCGACCGATGGCTTGGCACCGAAGAACAGGTCTACGGAAGTCACGAACACGCCATACGAAACCTTGTTGGTATCTGGCTTTGGAGTCCAGAAGGTCTGAGCAACAGGATCCTTACCACGATTCTGTGGACGGACTGGTGCAGGGCGCGTAGGTGGAACTGGTGGAGCCGGTGGCGCAGGCGCAATCGGACGCGAAGTTGGTGGAGGCGGAACAACCGGAATTGCCGCAGGAACTTCTGGCAATGGACGCATGATAGGCGTAAGGTTGATACGCTGCATGGAGTTGCGCAGACCACCCGAGGCAAACCGTGCGGAAGCCTTCATCGTGTAGTCATCAGACTCAAGGTAGTCAACGTCGGTGATTGTAATCAGACGCTCGCCGGTCTTGAACTTGAAGTTAGGCTCTTCCGGAATGTTGACGATACCGTTGAGGCATCCATTCTCATCGACAATGTGGTTGCCGATAGAGTATTTGGTATTAGAAGTAGGGCGAACACTCAGGTCGGCATGTAGTGTGACGGTCTTGCCACTGATAGATGTGATGCGACGGAACTGCCCCAAGCCTGTGCCTGCGGTCAGATAGATCACGTTACCGACTGCGACCGTGTTAGCGAGCGCATTCAGGTGAATCTCGGATAGGCTCGCAGCCACGTTTGCGATTGCGCCAGAGTGATGCGTATACGTGACAACCGACACGTTCTTGGATGCGGTAGTGACAGACGCGATACGGTTGTTGGTCGCAATGTCGATCTGCTTGTAGCCGCCGACGCGCATACCCTTGGAAGAAGTGTTAGACGAGTTCCAGAGAGTCGAGGTCTGAGTAGGGGATGCGGCAATGTTGATCGTGCCGGATAACGGAGTGAGTGCTAGCGAACCGGTGGATGAATCGTAGTATTCGACCTTAGCAGTGAACGTGGACGTATCGAACATGCTACCGGAAGCTGCCTGATAGACAAGATCACCTACGCCGAACGTGGTTGCGGCAATGGAGTTTGCGCCGATGACCGCAACGTTGATGTTGACAAAGTTCTGCGACACATACAGGATGTTCTCACCCGACGAGCCGATGCACTTCATGAAGGTGCGAGTGTTCGCGTTGATCAGACCTTCGTTCATCACGAAAATGTCAGACGTATTAGAGTTGACTTCCTTGGATACCGTCGCTTCGAACGTAGTGATGCCATTGATCTTTTCGATGTAAATCTTGGCTGAACTATCGAAATTACCGCTCATTCCATTGATGATCAGCGTACCCGTTCCAGACACGTAGGACTTGAGGTTGGCTGAGAAGGTAGGGGATGCGTTGGACGATCCCTGATAGAGCCAGTCCCCGGCTTGAACAGTGTAAGCCGAGTTAGCAACAACAGTCAGAACCTTCTCGGAGTTGAGGACAATCTTGTTGCCCTTCTGCGAGAAGCCATTCATTGCGATTTCATCTACGAATAGTCGAGCCAACTTCTGAGGGCGAAGGTTGTTTGCATCGAACGCAACGTCCTGTCTCCGCATGTACGGAATCAGGGTGGATTCGCCTACTACTGTTGCTTGGGTTTGGTCAGCCATTTAGAGAATACCTTGTTCGTTGATCATCTATTTAGACCATATTCACTTGGGTCATTCCGCCCTTGAATCCACCGCCGCCACCACCGCTAATGCGAATTGGCGAAGTGTAAACAGGTAGCGAAGAGCTTGGTGCAGGCGGAATTGGTGCCGGTGCCGTGTTCTTGACCACAGGGAAGAGCAGCTTGATGTTGTCAAACAGACTGCGCTTCTTGTTCTTCTTCACGTTCGCTGCTGTAATTAGCTGGAATGCAAGAGAAGGAACCAATGGCGGCGCGGTAGGTACAGTCACAGGAACGTTCCAGAACGTATTCGCAGCCGGTGGGTTGGTACCCGGAACCGTGGAGATAATCGAACCCGCGTCAACCGTAGGTGTAGGAACTTGGGCTTGTGCTGCCGGTTCCCGCGCTCTTTCAGCCGCACGCTCGGAGTTGTAGATTTCACGTACACGGTCGTCAATCTCTGGTGCGCGTAGCACATCAGGCTTGAGTTCTTCGGATACCCAAAAGTCCATTTCAGGCGAAAGCTTCATGTCACCCATGAACTGAGCGAACAGGAACGGCTGCACGGAGACAAGCTTGTTGCTAGTCACTGGCTGCGCAAGCATTTCCTCTTCGGTGAAGTCGAGGGTCACGGTACGATCATTCTGTCTAAGACCCGTTAGAGTCAATGCATTGAGCGAGAATGGCATGTTGCCCACGTATGGACCCATTTCACCCTCTTCCATGGAGCAGTTGAAGTCAGGATCCTTGTAGTCAGCAATGTTGAAGTTCTTGAAGCCTTCACCGATGATACCGTACTTCGTCTTGTCCGTACCGTCTGCGTACTTGGATGGGTCAGCGAGTGCCAACCCTTCAATGTTGTTCAGCGAAGTGTAGTATTCAAGAGACTGAACACGCTTGTCAATGCGCGAGATATCCTTCATGGTGTAGCGACGGTTCTCGACGTAACGCAGGCGAATATCTTCCGTGGACGCACAGAATGGTGCAAGGTAGATGTTGTAGAGCGTCATTGCGTCTTCGGAGTCATCCGGTGGAATTGGAGCAGGCGACGACACGCCCTTGATCACACGGAACTCCTTGTTCTTGGAGAGAACAAGCTTGTCGATGCGAGGGAGATAGTAGTTGAAGCTCAGTTCCGTTGCGGAGTTAGGATCCGGCAGAATGCCAGTGTCGAGCGTTCCGGCAGCGGTACCGATGCGACGGGTCGCACGGAAGTCCAAGCAGTCACGCAGGAAGTAGGTTCCCGTCACTTCGGAGAAGTAGATAGGAATCTGACCGGCTTCGTAGATGGTCTGATCATACGAGTCTACCGAGAAGTAGGTTGCGCCTGCGGGATACGTGTGGTCGTAGAAGTCACAGTGAATCGTCAGACGCGCATTAGGGGAAGGGTATCCACTCTTTAGCGTGATCTTGGCGTGTTCGTAGACTTCTTCCGTCTGTCCGAGGTCGATTGCGAAGTGGTCGGTGATATCCTCATAATTTGTTGCATCTGCAACATGGGTGGTGTTACCCTTGAGGATGGCACGGATGTTCACTACGTCGGGAACATAGAGACTGATGGAGTCGCCGGGGAAGACGTTCGTGACCGATGGTTCGATGATGAAGATCAGCCCGTTGGCTACGTTGATCTTAGCCACGTTGCCGACGTTAGGAACGTTTACGGTATGCTCGTTGTTAACATCCGTATCGGTAGGAACATTAAACGGTCCCGTAGTGATTAGAGGATTGCTACGGAAAGTCTTCGTGCGCTTACGATCTTCGGCATCGTTCTGCTTGACGATCAGGTATGCGTCGATCTTGCCGATAGTAGCAGGCAGCGTGACCACAAGGCTTCCGATGCCCGTAGTGACTTCGCCCGTATTGAGCTTGAGGACCGTGCCATTTGCGTAGGTTCCCGATGCTTCGCGGACGATGACGATCAGGTTGTCTTCCAGATTAGAGTTAGTGATGCTCCAAGGAATCGACTCGTAGGCTTCCAGAGACAGCGTGAAGACACCGGCAGCACCGGTTGCCTGTACATACTTCCAAGAGTTGTAGTCTACGTTGTTGAGCGAGCCACGCTTGATCGTGTTCTGAGGTAGAGGATAGATCAATCGCTTGTCGGATGGCTCAAAGAGTTCTGTGGAACCGTCGAGCAATGTGGACTGTACGGCAATGTTTGCGGATGCATTGGCTGCACCGAACGTTGCGTTTGGCTTGACCCAAGACTCAAGATCACCCACGCCGAAGTTCAACTGAATGACGGTGTTGTTCGCAGGAACCGCGCCTTCATCGAATGCTCGGTCGAGGGTAGCAGTCTGAGTGCCTCCCACGTAGGATACGATCTTACGAGTCTGGTTAGTGACGTTCGAAGAGTATGTGTTCTGTAGAAGAATCTGGACGTTTGCGTTTGGTGTGCCGCCGATGACTGTCTTCGTGAACGCGGAGTTGACGAATAGGTGGTTGGTGGATACATTGACGACTTGGCGAACTTCGTCGGCAACGCGAATGATCTGTCCAACCTGAATTGATGCAAGGGAAGACTCTGCGTTGACGCGAGTGGAGTTCATGTAGACGTTGGCTGTGTTGACCGTGCTGAACGGAGTCAACGAAATCGGCAGAACCGTAATCGTGGTGTTCTGATATGCGTTCTCGCGCACGCTCGCGTCATCAGGGAACTTGAGTGTGGTCGAGGTTGATCCATCTTCCAACACAAGCACTCTAGGCTGAATGCGCATGTCGGTGAAGTAGAAGTCAAACACACCGTTGGTGTCTACATTGGCTACACCGTCCTGTGCGGGAATGTCGCGGCGGATGGCACGAATCTTGGCTGTACCGATCTTCGTGTTGGCGTAGCGGTTTGCGTTGCCGATATGGACGTTGCCTGCGTGCGTGCAGTGAAGGTCTACCGTGTCATACGTGGTCGTATTGATGAACGATGCGGCATTGGAGCCGTAGACGTTCTTGAACTTGAGGTAATTGCCGTAAGAGGTATCGAAGTCAATGTCCACAAGCGAACGAGTGTCGATGCCGTCCGTGCGAGGCTTCTGGACTTCCATCTTGACCGTACCGATGGTTTCAAACTCAAATCCCTTGACGTAAGCCTTTCCCGGCTCAAGGTTGATGATGTAGTTGTTGGCATCCTGCGACGGACCTACCGATGCGCGGAATGGGACAACCGTGTAGTCACCCGATTCGTCAAATGTTCTACGTGCGAGCGTCTTTTCGATTTCAGAGTAGATTGCGTACTTGACTTGCTTCGTAACTGCGCCGTTCTCTACGCGCATGAGTTCGAAGTATTTCGATTCGTCAACTGCGGTGTCGAGTGGACGAGTGGAGAGGGTCAGCCCGAACTGATACCGATCTGCGCCGGGAGCCTGATAATTGAAGGAGTCCTGCGCAGGGTCAAGCAACGTGGCATCAATCGCGTAGTCAACGATTTCGTCCGTTACTTCCAAACCGATCTTTACGTTTGCGTTCTGGCTGTAGGCTGCGACAACCGCAGTCTGAGGGGTCACGGTGACGAAATATCCGTCAACGTAGAAGATACCGTCGTTGATGGATGCAATCGTACCCTTGCCGGATGCGGAAGAGTCGATCAGCTTTGCGCGGGTTGTGGTGCCTGCGACACGGAATACGTCACCGTCCGAGAAGTCCACACCCGAAATGTACTTGACCATCAGGGTAGGCGTTCCGCCCGAAGGGAAGTACGAGGCTAGAACCTTGGCTTGAACCAGAGAGTCGGAGTCGCGCAGAATGACCTGACCTACGAATAGGTCGAGTTCTACGTCTTCGTTGTTGTACGTTTCATCTAGCTTGATGTACGTAACAGAGTTGTCGAGCGAAATGTTTCCGCCGATGACAGGTGAGCCATCCTGAAAGATGTGGTCGCCAAATGCCTTGATCTGGTTCTGTAGGATCGACTGAATCTGAGTCAGTTCGCGAGCCTGTACCGAGAATCCCGGCTTGAACAGGATCTTCAGATAGTTGTTATCTCTCGCGTTCTGTTCGAAGTCGTCATTGTACGGATCTACGTTGAATTCCATGGGTTACTCTCTTAGAATGATAGAACGAGTCTGATTTGCTCGGTCTGGTCGGCATCGCGAACGATTTTGTCTCTGTTCTCAATATATAGGAGATCTCCCGTAAACAGGGCTACGGTAGGATCTTCGACTCCAAGAACGGTCGAGGTTGCGGCTGAAACGCCACCCGTCAGGGTAGATCCGATGGTCGGCTCGCCCCGAATGTTGTTGACGAACAACTCATTCGTATTAGGATCCCAATTGACCACCGTTGCGGTAAACGTGGAGTCTTCCTCACTCGTTCCGATGTACACGGTTTCGTCGTTGGTGTAGTTGGATGTACCGGGGTCCGTCAGGCTCAGTTTGGTCGTTGTGCGATACACACTGCCGTTGGCAAAGATACCGTTAGCGAGCATAGGGTCGCGCAACAGAACAATCTGGCGGAAGTCGAACGGAACTACGTCCGTGCCAACCGGGATCGTGTCAGTCTCGGTTCCCACAAAGTCAACCGAGGTCATGACTGAGTAACATCCGAGTTCCTTGCGAGGATTGAATCCGTGTCCACCCGGAGGAGAAATGGATGCGACTAGGTTGGCTAGATTACCCGTAGGCAACTGGTCAGGATCGTTCACCACCACTTCGGCATAGGTATAGCCCGATCCACCGTTGAGAATGTTGACTTCGGTGATGACACCCGATGCGATTCTGGCTGTAGCCACCGCACCTACACCGTCACCCTCAATCGTGATGATGGATAGGGAACTGACGTTACCCGATTCGCCGTTGTCGAGGAAGTAGCCGGTGCCGCCATCATGGATTTCCACAATGTCGATACGTCCGGAAGTAGACCCTGCGACCACCGCGTTGTCGTCCACCACAGGCATCCATGTGCGAGTGAAGAACTTCTGCTTCAAGCCGTAAGGAATCGTGTAGAGATACTTCCACTTGTAGCCATCCGAGGTTGAAATCCATGGGTTCTCAGGCAACTGCCCGTCAATGTCAATGGTAGGCTCAATGGTGGATTGCAAGCCTACACCATTGTCTGCGCCATTGTGCAGGCACTTGAAGACCTGATCCTTGGAGTTGCGCACGTAGAACGTGTTCGCGAAGTGAGGATAGGTGTTGTCGGTGCGGACAACGGTGCCGTCTAGGACAGCGTAAGTGAAATTAGTGTTGACGACAATGTGCGTGGCATTCACACCCACTACTTGCCTGCTCTCGGCATTGAGGGTGATCGTGTTGCCTACCGAGATACTGCCGGTGAAGACAGCCGTGTTGGTGGTGATCAGATTCGCGGAAGCATTGACCGTGCCGCCTAGAGTCAGCTTGTCGGTATGGGAGAAGAGTTCCAGACCGTCGCGATATTCGTCGTAGCGGGTTCCAGTGACCCAATCCACGCGAGGCACAACGAGGGCTGTGTCAGCCGCAGCGACTCGCTTCATTGCGATCATGTCGCGGAAGGTCTGGTTGATGTAGTTGGTCGAGTAGACCACATCTTCGATTTCAGTGGCGAGTTCAGGGTCAGCATCGTCACCCCAACGGGTAGGGCGACCAATGCAGAGGTACGTGTTCGCATAGGTAGGGAACACGTTCGCTTTGATGATTTCCACAATCTCAAACTTGAGAAGTGGAGTGATGGCTGCTTTGCTCATATTATTCCGTTACCTTGATGATTTCATAGTCATAGTTGCCGGTGTAATCTGGCACCACAAGATAGACCAGACCCGTATTGGTCGTGTTCGCTGCATTATTTAGGGAGATTGCATTACCGGATCCGAGGGTAATGGTATAGCTTTCGAAGACCGGATTCGTGGTGTTGCCGACATTGAAGCGAATGCGGTCGCCCGTCTGCATGAAGTGTCCGACTACATTCACATTGCCGGTGATGTATGCTGTGGTGCAAGCCGAGGTAATGCTCAACTTGCCCTGCCCGACGTAGATAAAGTTGGATTCCACGTTGAGCGAGGTATCCGAGTCGATGGCTACGATGACCTTGGCTTGACTCCGTAGTTCGTTATCCGTGTCGATGATCCAGAGCATGTCACCCACGGTTGCATCCGTGAATTCAGTGGAGGTTCCTGTGACCTTCGCATTGGCTGAGTTAGCCACGGAAACCGTCGAACCCACAGGGTTGACCGGATTGATGGAAACGATGGAGTTGGTGAGAATCGTTTCTCTCAGTTCCGAACGAGCGACCATCTTCGCGAGCATGGACATGCCGATAGGGTGGACGATATCCTTCATCGTGTTCTCGTACTCAGCAAGGCTCTTCTCAGACTCAATGACGTAGGAGTAATTGTGATAAGTCTTGTCGTCCTGCATCTTCTTGTCCGAAGAGAGGAAGCCGTCCGTGTTGAGGTAGAAGCCGGTGAACTGAATCAGACCGGCAAAGAACTCTGCGATACCCTTAGCCTTGCCGTTGCCGTAGAACCATGGATTGTCTAGACCGGCTGAAACGACACTAGGCGGATAGTCTGCCGGTGCCGGAACTCGCGAAGCAGGATCCGGATCGACAAAGAACTTCACGCCACCCTCAGAGGTGAACTCTAGCGTCTTGTTGAAGGAAGAGTAGGATGCACCTGAGAAGTTGAAGAGGCGCAATAGCCGAGTCGAACGGTTGTAGGACTTGATGATGCCTTGGAAAGTTGCAGTCTCAAGAGTCGCACCCTGATAGACGCGCTCGCCTTCGGACAGGGATTCTGCTTCCAGAATTCCGTCGATGATCATGTCCATGACCTTGAACGAAACGAGAGGCGTGTTGATATAGTCGAATCCGCGATAGGTGAGTCGAACGTCACGGACGCGACCGATTGCACCCGTTTCGACACCGATGGTCACACCCTCTCCGAAGCCGTATGCCGTGAGTGCCGCGCCCGATCCGCCGCCAGTGATGGAAACGCTTCTCGTTCCCGTATAGCCTTCGCCGCGATTGGTGATCGTGGTAGTCATGATTGCGCCAGTCGCATTGACGTTGACGTAACCAGTGAAGCCATAGCCGCGACCGGTGACTACGATTGCCTGTCCGTTCGCATAGCCGGTTCCGGGGTTGTTGATGTAGATGTGCGCGACCTTACCGAAGACTCCAATCTCCTGCCGGTAGAGTGCGTTGTTCGCAGTTCCGTAGGCATAGTTTTCCGATAAGAAAGTATCGTAATAGGACTTAGTGGTAATCTGAGGCGTAGATCTGAATCCATAGCCACCGTTGATGATGTTGTAGAGCGCGACACCACCAGTCTCAATGGACTCGTAGGTGAGAGCTTGAATGATCTGCGAATCCGAGTTGGCTGGAATGCTCTGAGCCACCACGGACGCGACATTGAAGACGGAACCTGATTCGGTCGAGATAAGCTTGTCTGTGCCGACAAGGAAGCCCGAGGTCGTGAGAGGAACGGTGTTCGCTACGTTGTAGAGAATGATCTGCGCAGGACCGCCTGCCCAACCACTATTCGCGGTAAGAACCTGTGCGGTGAAGTTCGCAGTCTCGTAGGAAGCACCGTTCGCATAGACTCGTTCGTTGTTGTACCATGGGTCGCCGTCGTTGTTTACAGACAACACGATGTTGCGGTTGTTACCCGTCATCACCGCATAGTCACCGGCATTGATCAGGACGGATGCCATGTACTCAATCGGCAGCTTGTCTACCGAGACAGTCTCAATGAACTTGGCTTGTGAGTTGGTACCTGAATCGAACGTATTGATACCCACAACGCGAATGTCGGTCGAGGTGTTGGCTGCGGGATCGTCACCCGTACTGCGATAGACTACCGTTTCTGTGTTGGAGTAGACGCGATAGCCGTAGCCGGGGAAGATGACCTGTAGACCTTCGATGGATCCCACGGTGACGTTGCCAACCACTGCGACAGCATCTTTCGCTTCGGCAGTGTTAGCCAGACCACCAAAGACCACAATCGGGTCGCCCACGTTGTACGTAAGACCTCTGCGCTTCTGCTGTGGGTCTGTACGAATGTTGGAATCGACAAGAATGTTCGAAATCGCGCCGATGATCTTTTCGATGAATACCTGTTCCACGCCGTTTTCATCGACGTAAGGAATCTCAAGGTTCTCACCATTGGTGAATGTCTTCTGAACGTTCGACACGTACAGTTCAAGGATTTCTGTTCCGAAGGTACGGTCAATGGTGCGATTCGCGCTTTCGATGACGCAAGTAGCCTTAGAGATAGAACCGGTAGCCTTGTGACGTTCCAGAAGGTTCGCGTCGATGCCCTGATTGGCTTGCGATAGCGTCAACTGGAATGCCTTGGGCTGCTTCCACTTACCGTCCGAGGCAATGAGAATCTGCTGCTTAGGATAGTAGACTTCTACATCCTGCCCGAACAGAACCCGGAACAGCCACTTGACGGACTCTTCGGAACCCTTCTTGACGTAGAAGCTACGCGCACCCTTGAGGATCTTGATCAGATCAAGCTCAGAGCGTTCAGGAAAGTACGGTAGGAGTTCCTGCTTGAACAGGCGAATGAACGGATCCAACGTGGTATCAATGTCCCGATACTCACCAGACCGCATGATGTGATAGACAGTATTACCCTTGCTCTCGTCCTCAAGCCAACGGTAGTAGACTTCAAGGAACTGCTTGAACTTAGGATGGTCCGCACGAATGAAATCCGGCAACTGCCGGTTGATCAACGCGGATACTGTTTTCTCTGCTGTTGCCATTACTGCGATACCGCGCTAACTCTAATGTCGATTGCGGCTGGATCTGTGGTGTCCAGAGTCAGGATTGCGTTTCGGGTCGTGGAGAAGACGTTCGTATTTGGATTTGCCTTGAAGACTAGCGTGCCGAACGGGTCCGAAATGGAGGTTGGCATGAAGCTATCCAGAACCAGATAGCCATCGTCATAGTAGATCGTGCCTGCATTCTGGTTGATCACGCGCTTGATGTTGTTCGCATCGTAGTAGAAGATTCGTAGCGAACCCTTCTTACCCTGCAATACGCAACGGAGTTCTGCGCCAGAACCTTCGCCACCGACGACACGCGCCACCGCAGCCGAGTATCCTGAACCGGAGTTGGTTACGACTACGCTCTTGAGTTTGCCGTTGACGATGACGGCTTGCGCAACCGCACCCTGCCCGTCGCCTTCGATAGTGATCGTAGGGATGGAGGTATACTGGTCGCCGGTCGCAAGCACTTCGATTTCGTCAATGCCGGTGAAGGACTGAGGAACTTCTTCGATGAATGCGACACGTTCGATGTTGAACTCGTCCACATATCCGAACGATGGCTCGGAGTAGAGTCGATCCAGTGCCGTTCCCTTCTTGAGAGGCACGTAGAAGTCGATCTTATAGGACTTAGCCTGATTGAGCAATGGACGGAACCGCTTCTCAATGAGGACGCGAATGGAGTTGTTCTCAATGGAAGGATCCGCATCGTCCACCGCACGAATCAGCTTGCTCATCTTGAACGTGTTGTTGAACGTATTCAGATAGTCTTCGGAGAATCCTAGAACTGCGTTGTACACGGCTGTCTGAATGCCGCCTGCGGTCTTAGTGGTCTTGCGAGGGTCATAGACCACATCAACCACAAAGTTCATGTAGTTGTAGTCAGGTGCGACATACTCAGGCGTGACGGTCAGTACGGAGATAGGCGCAAGGACTTCATCCTTTAGCTGCTGAATCTCGGACTGAGTGACTTCGTAGTTGCCGCGAGGCTTGACCGAGAAGAAAATCTTGCCGTAGACAGGCGGAACGTTCTCTTCGCCGCCCCATACCGCAACCGAGTCGAAGTAAGGATAGTTCTTGTTGATTAGTGCTACGTAATCGTTCTTAGTTACGGCACGGTTCTGAGCAATGAAGCTCTTGGGTGCGGTGAACTTGATGTTCTCGGTGGTTTCCTCTAGCTTACCCGATGAAGACTCAGTGGAGAGAACGATGGTGACGGCTGCTCCCGGCATTGGATTGTCGGAGAGCTTGAAGGTGCGAATGCCATTGGCTGAGTCACCGGAAGTCACCACGTAGGAAACGATCACGATGTTGCCGTTCTCTAGGGCTGCACCTAGAATACCGTCACCGAAGCTGATCTGATAGCGACCGTTGCGATTCTCTTCTAGGTAATAGACTGGCGCATCTGAGACAACCGTGGTGGCATCCTGCGCGAGTTCGAAGGTTTCCAGTGAGAAGTTCGTTGCGCTCTTCTGGATCTGAACGGTCAGCGTGGACGTATCAATGCCCACATCTGGCAGAACGAACACTTGCTTCTCATTAGTCTGAGCGTCATAGGTGAAGACATAGGAGACAGGGTTGCCTTCCTTGATCTGTAGGTTTTCGAAGTTGAAGTAGCCTGCGTTGTTCTTAGAAGCGACTCGCTGCTCGACCGTGACGAACGTGTAGGACTTGGAATCCTTGGGTGCCGAGGTGAATTTGGTGAACTTAGGCAGGGTCATTGCGGAGTTGGAACCGCCCATGACTTCCTGAAACGCGACATTGATCGTTGCTTGGGATGCCACGCGAGAGCGAGGCGTGTAACCCAAAAGTTTTGCATGGCTAACCACCGACTGCCGCAGTTGTGCGGTGTCGATGAACATTTCGTTAGCCATCATGTTCATGTAGTAGCCCATGTAGTGCGTGTTGTAGGCTAGAACGTCCAACAGAATACTCAAGCCACTACCGTCGAAGTTGTAGTCGGTGAATTCCGGCTGCGTCTTGAGGTATTCCTTGAGGTTGGCTTTGATCGTGTCAAAGTCCAGTTCTGTGATCTTGGTTGGCGTGGTCATTGTCCGATCTTCCTACTTGCTCTCTTCTGGAACGTCTTGTGACCACCGACAGTGGCTTTCTTGACCGTCTGTTCTGGCTTTTTGGTCTTGGGTAGCATAGGCTTACCCTGATACATCAAGCCTTCTCTTAGTTGTTTGAACGTTTTCATTATCGAATTCTCTCTAGGAATAGGTCAATCGTAATAGGATTCGTTTGATTGACAATGAAGAAGGTTATGGTAACTGTGTATCCGTTGTTGTCATAGTCTGGTGTCACATTAACCTCGGTCAGACTGACTCTAGGCTCATACTTACCGATAACAGACTCGACCTCATTCTTGAGGGACGATGCGGTAATACTATCCAACGGCTCAAACAGATTTCTTTTGAGGTTGGAATAGATATTCGGCTGCATCAACCTCTCATACTTTCCAGAAAGCAGAAGGGTCACAATCGACTGAATAATGGCATCGTCACCCACCTTCTTAGCCACATCCCCGGTAATAGGGTGAGCCGTAAAGTTGAGGTCAATGTCGCTGAATTGTCGTTTGGTGACTGCCATCATTCCTCATCTGCTTCAATAGCTTGGATTGTCGCACTATTTAGCGTTGCTGACGGAATGGCATTGCCACTCTCGTCGGTGTATGCGACCGTCAGGTTGTAGGCAATGTCGAACGCTTCCGTCTTGCGCCGCGTTTCCACAAAGTTGTTCCAGTCGGCATCCATCTGAGCCTGAATCTCTCCCCAACGAGTGCGCAGGGTAGATGCCCATTGGAGCAATCCAGCCTGCTTCTGAGGCGTAGACTGAGACAAGAATCCACCGTTCGATATGGTGTTCAACATGTCGCGGAACTCTCGACCGAGATTAGCCACAAGGGACGGCATGAGCAAGGACGCAGAGCAAAGGGCAACGTAGTCCACGCCGTCGTCCAGATAGACTGCCATGAGTTCGTGGAGTTCGATGACCTTCTGTTGGCTCATTTCGGCATAGGTCTTGGATGCCTTCGCAATCTGTAGACGGGTGCCAGTGATCACGAAATTAGTGTTAGAAACGTTGGAAGTGGCAAAGACCTCCACGTTATTGTTCAAAAGGCGCGTGGTGTACGTGACAAACGGCTCCTGCGTATAGATGCCAGTCACTTCGCGGGTGAATGCGTGGTGATTGTCATGCAGAATGTAGATTTCCGTACCCTGATGCCCACGATCCGTGAGGTCAGCCGATGCCTGAATGAGATACTTTGCGCTACGGAACTTGCGAGCGTTGAACGAGAAGATCAGGGTTGGACCACCCGAGAAGTCATTCAGGGTGAGGAAGTCGTCCACCGAATCGTCGGTCGGCTCGGCATTCGGAGAGTCTTCATCCAACACCAGTCCGGATAGCCGGTCGGTGTGATCCTTGAAGTTGTCCAACTGAGCGACGGCGGCTGACAGACCATCGTTACCGCCGATGGAGTTCTGTAGCTCCTTCCACTGAGAGGATAGGGACGGATCGTTGTTCACACCCGACAACGCAGTATTCAGATTGGCGTAGTTGTTCTCGGTGTAGTAGAGCAGTAGTGCTTTAGTGTTGTCAATCAGTGATGCGAGCGGGTTGTACGAGAAGGTAGTCAGACCTGCTTGCAACCCATTGGCATTGGCTGCGGCTGTCAGAGCAAGCTGCGTCATCGCATCCGAGAGATACGGTACGGTTTCATTCTGTTGCGTTGCGAGAGGCTCTTCGACCTGATCCTCGGCTTCCTGATCTATCTCTTCGAACACAGGATCAATCTCGTCCTCTTCGGAAAGGACGATGGTATCCGTAGTAACATTTGCAACAAATGTAGCTACATTTGCTACGGTGACAGTCGGACTGTCTCCCATATCATCCCGTATGATCTGCACACTTTCGGTGCGTGGATACAACTGCTTTGCCGTGAGTGTGGTTACATCAAACTCGGTCTTGGCACGGTCTTCCTTCGGCAGCACGGAGTCATGAAGCTCGACGGACACACCCGCAGAGTTGCCTCTTGCGATAATCTCGACGTTGTTGTTCTGAATGACTCGTTGTAGGTCCGGTTCCAGATTGACGATTTCACCCGACAGCCCATTCATGGTGTCTTCGAACGGAATTACGTCAGCCTTAGTCAAACCACCCCGACGACCATTCATGATATCGAAGATGGCTTTCTGAGCGGCGATTGCTTGTTCGTAGATGGTCTTCATCATGATGGACTCTTCAAGCCGGTGTTAGATGGAGAGGCTGCGGAGCCGGTCGGCAGAATCTTGCCAATGCCATGCTTAGTCTTGACCTTGTTGGATACCTTGCCACCGAGAGTGACGGACGATCCTTGGACAGCCGTGGACTTGCCCTTGAGCGACAACTTGCCACCGCCGCCTACCTTGACGGCACCCTTGCCCTTTACGTCCACGGTGTTGCCTTCTGCCATGAACTTGCCACCGGCTTTGATGCGAACATCCTTGCCTGCGGAGATATTGACGTTCTTAGCCGCTTCGATATTGAGGCTTCCACCCGTCTTGAGGTTGCAGTCGCCAGTGACCGTGATGTTGCACACGCCGTCGATGGAAACGCTATCGTTGCCGACGACTACTGTGAACTTGTCTTTGACAATCTTCTCGACACGGTTGCCCTGCGCATCGAACTCAATGTAGCTTCCGTTCTTATGTGCTAGGTGAACGCGCTCTGCGCCTGTGGTATCATCCAGTTCAAATGAGTGACCTGACTCAGACTCAATCGCGAAGTTGAATGGATACTGCGGAGCAAAGGTAGGCTCTGGTTCGTTCCATGTGGAACCACCGACTACTTTCACTCCCTGCTTGAGATTGCGCGAGCGAGTCTCATGAATCGTACCGTCCTTGCGACCACGGCTCAGACGGTTCATCGTAGACTCATTCAGCCGCTTTGGATACACGCCTGCGGGATCAGAGAAGCCTAGCCCGGTATCCGGCTTGAGCTTAGGCTTGCCGGTGAGTACGCCGAGAATGACCGGGTGTTGCGCGGAGTTGGCATCCGCAAAGAAACCCACAACCCAATCACCCTCTTTCGGAGTGTAAGAGGCTGGCACAGAAACCGGATGCACAGGATGCGCCCAAGGCAATGCATCTGTGGGGATCAAACTCTTATCATCCGTGTGCCAGCCAAAGCAGCGCACGCGCACGCGACCCAACTGTTCCGGATCGTTGCGGTCTTCGACCACACCCATCCACCAGATGAATCCTTCCTTGCCTAGAAAGTAGCGCATGTCGTTCATGTGTTCATCTTCGCAATTTTGTCAGGTAGAGTCTTATCATAGGCGGGAACGGATTCCGGTAGGGAATCCCTAGCCACCATCATGAGGGAACTGTACTTATGGTTGACTAGATCAAATTTGTGATTGGTTGCGGCAACCATGAATTTACCACCCTTGTTCTTATCCCACATGTCACCTTCAGCCGGTGTCACGGTGTATGGAATACGTAGGTTGACCATGGTTCCGACATTCAATCCCATGTTACCGGGAACAGTTACTTCATAAACGGAACTGTTGAGAAGAGCAAGACTCATGATACGCTTGATCCAATTTTCAATACCGTCTGCTTGTAGATAGGTGAGCGCATGAGTGCTGTATTTCTTGAATAGCTCTCCACCATCGCTCATTGGAGCATTTGGGTAGAGCTTTTTGATCTGGTTAGGATTGTACGTGTTCTTCGTCATCGACTGATTGATAGGATCCACACCCAACAACGACATAGCATATCCACCAGAACTAACTGTGGATAGAATGTCAAAGTCCCGCACGGCTTGATATTCATCAATGGCAAACTTGTCCATGTCCAACTGCTTCATACCGCGCTTATTTTCCAAGCTGAACGGAACCTTGATAAGAGTTGGTGAGCGGTAGATGCTCTGAATAGAACGGAAGTGGAATCCGTAGAAATTCTCATAGAACATGTAGCACGTATCCGACTCGGTGTATGCTCTGGAAGCCAACCAATTCAGTGCTTCAATTGGTCGCCAATTCGGAATGATCAGTGAGATTGGCTCAGAGGTGGGATCAATAAACGTCCTCTTGGCTGGAATTTTCAGATAGTTGACCATGATATCGCGAGCAATCTCGGATATGGTCGTGTTCTGATATGCCTTATTGATCTTGATCGTATGAGAGTTGAACAACTCGTCTGACATGAAGTAGATCACGTAATGCTGTGTCGAATCTGCCGGTGAGCGGTTTCCGATCTTGTAGATGCGGAATGCTTTCTTGATGAAGATGTTCTGTTCCGGAACTTCTAGGTGCAAATAAAGGTATTCGCCGCCATGCGCTCCGGTCTTTGCGATCATGTCGCGACCGTCTGTTACGAGTATTTCACCACTCATAATGCCTAGGTACATGTCCTGCCGAAGTTGAATTTCGGAAACCATGCCACCGATTTCATAAGCGTCGGCATTGGCTGCAACGAGAGCAACAGAATGCACGCGAAAATCGCGTGTATCTACATGTGCGTCTGTAGGTAGCGGTTTAGCAGTGACGACAATTTCTTCTAGTTCAGTTTCCATCGCGCATCAACTTCCTCAATTCACTCTCAACATTACCCACGAATGCGGCATCCAGTAGCTTGATAGAACGACGCTTCTCGTTCTCTAGTAGCTCATAATCGTAGTTAGAGACAGCATGATACACATACTTTGTCGTGACCGTGATGCCAGATCCGAAGCTTTCTGTGAAAGAGTCGCCGTCGATATCGGTGCCTAGGGTTGGGAGATTTGGGCGAGTCTCTGCCATTCCGGAGTCATCATTCTGTTGCTGTTCACTGATGGTGAAAATCTCTTCACTGAGAGACTGCACTACCCCGTTGTATAGAACCGTGCGAGTTACCTTAGTCTCATAGTGATGTACCGTGATCTGAGACTGTGCAATGGTTTGTCCATACTTGGATTCAATGAAGTTGTGGAGTTGTTCTGTGACCAATGGGAACTCATAGAACGCATTGTTGATCTGGTTGAACAGAAGAACGATCCATGCGCGGTTCACATCCCCGTAAAGCTTGTCGGCAATGATTTCAGCCGTTTCCCCATCCTTGACTTGATAATCGTAGAAAAGGGATATGTTTCCGACAACCTCCTGCAAGAAAGCAGAGCGTGTCAAGATATTAGTGAGGATGACTGCCGTATTCTCTCCCACGGCATCCGTGAGTGAGGGGTAGACTACCCGAGGGATCTGTTGAAAGTAACTCATCTTAGTAACCCTTTCTACGGAGCGTCTTGTGCATCATTTCCAGTTCTGCGAATACCATGACCATCTTGACTTGAATTGGCGAACCGTCCGCGTGCGTAGACCACTGATCCAATCCTCCGGTGTAATCAACGTCAAAGGACTTCAACACACAGGTCGAAATCTGAGGCAACCATCTGGAACGTGCGCCGTTGAAGTTGAACGTAATGTCGAAGTAGGAAGGTGGAACGATGTAGCGACCCTGACCCGAGACATATGCCGGGGATGCATGGTACTTGAACTTCTTGATGATCATGCGAATCGTTTCGGCTTCCTTCTGCGAACGAGGGGTCATGGTGAATTCGAATTGGAACTCACGCAGATCCGTGCCAGAGTATAGCATTTCGAACTGAGGATTGAGCGCATATCCCAAGGCATTCAATCCGGCATCCGTCATGATACCGGCATCCATTCCTGCCATAGAAGACATTTTGCCGATGATTTCCATGCCTTCTGGACCCTTGATCATGTCCATGGCTTTACCCCAAGGGATCTTGCCGCCACTATCACGATAGGCATCCAGAAGACCACTTCCGGCTTCCAGAACAAATCCTGCCGTACCCATAGCCGAGGTCATGGACTGTTGTGCGTACTGGTTGGATATACGATCCATCCACCCACCGGCAGGCATGTACATCGCGATCAGGTCAGATGGGGTAGCGCGGCGCGTCCAGTCGGATGCTCGGTCGTTGTACATCTGATTCTGATTGACCTTCATCTGTGGTTCAGTTGGATCCACCATGCGTCTTGCGGTGACATTGATTTCTTCCAATCCGCTAGAATCAGTGAATGATTCACCCAATCCACCGGGTAATTTCTTGGCTACGCTCTTACCCAAATCCAAAGCACTTCCGAAGACTCCACCTACGGTTGCTCCACTGTTGCCGATGCCTAGGTCTGCAATCGAAATCTGGTCGGGAATCCATGTCTGAAATTCGACGGTGTGTGGGTACCTCTGACTGTTACCTACATCAAGAGGGTAACGCCAAATGGTATTGGTATTGGGACCACTATCCAATGGTGAGAGCGGACCATAGGTTTCCTTGATAACATCACCAACCTGTCCTACGGTCTTTTTTACGTTGTCGATAAAGCTCATTCTAGTTCTCGTTAGTTGGTTGATTATTTAGGCGTACACTGGATGTTGTGCATCTTGACCGATTGTGCGAACCAGAGACTTGTCTTGAGCCAGAACATCAGCCTTTGGAGCAGGACGCTTACCCACGGTGTTATTGTTGACGTTGTTCACGGTTGGTGCGTTAACCACAGTCACACCCTGATCACCCTTACCACCGGACTGATGTTGTCTGGCTTCCTTGTCGAAGCTATCGCCGGGAATGGTGGTAGCAGGACTTAGGTTCTGAGCCATCAAGACCTCTTCATCCGGAACACTCTTGAGGTTCTTGGCTAGAGCCTCGGAGTATTTGGTTCCTTTCGTATGGAATCCATCCTCACCAACCTCACCTGTGTTGAGCCAATTCTTCGCTCCACCATGTCCCTGATTGTGAGCATATCCCAAGGTTTCAATCTGCTGATTCTTTGTCATAGAGCGATATTTTGGATTGTTCTGCATGTAGCCGTGATTGGCTTGTGTATAAGCCGCGAACATTCTCTCCTGTAGTTCAGGATTGTTGCGGAACGCCTCCCGCGCTTCTGGCGTATGACCGGGATCTGGAATGCCTAACACTCTAGCCGCGTCCGTCTTTGCATCCTTACCCATTTGATACTTACCATCGTAATGATCATTCGAACCGCCGACAGCCTTGTAATCACCACCCGATTCAATGGAGCCAATGGTATTGCGGTACACTTCCCACTGTTTCTTGGACATGCCTGCGGGAATCGGAACGTTGGTCGTAAGTGCGCCGGTTCCACCTTCAGCCGGTGCAGAAGGTGCGCCAGACTCACCGATGGGGAATGAGCCGTGACCATATTCCTCGTACTGACCATCTTCTGCCGCAAGCTGGTCAAGGAATCCGGCAACGTTGCCGTCTTTCTCTTCGTAGTATCGCGTGACGTACTTTCGTTCTTCTTCGGACAGATTTGGACTGGTCAATAGACGCTGCTTCTGATAAGAGACATATTCAGGTCCGCGAGCCGCCGCCTGCTTGTCTCCCAATTCCAAAGCCTTCTTGTACTGCATGTACTTCTGGTCTTCGCTGTATGGGTGGTCCGGAAACTGTGCCTGATCCTTTGCAATTTTCTTGCTTACATCACCCACAAGACCGTCAATTGCCTTGTTTGCTGCTGCCTTCATACCCATATCAAAGAACATGCCTAGACCGGTGACGACTGCTCCTGCCATCATTGCTGCCATACCGACAGGGTTCATCAGATACTTGAGCAGCCTGACGGAGTGGAAGATTCCGCGCACAAGACCATACAGACCCTTGCCGATAAGCCTGCCGAACTGCATTGCCCATCTGCCGATCTTCATGACCTCACCGAAGATGTTCTTGATTGTGTTGAGGAACGGTGTCAGAAGCGCGGTAATTGATGTTAGTACCGATCCTATGGCACTGGTGATTGCTTCGAACAGACCACCTCTCTTTTCAAACATACCCTCAATCTTGTCGAGGCGTTCGTCAAGATGGACGCGCAGTGCTTCTACAGAATCCTCTTTGCCGTAGGTTTCCAACTCTTCTTTGAATGCATACTTCTTTTTGAGTTCTACCTTAGCGTCATCCTTTTGCTTGATCTTGAGAACGAGTTTAGCCGTTTCAAGGGCAACTCTCATTTCAGCCGAGTTCTTGAAATTCTTTCCGGTGGCTCCGCGCAGTTCTCCGGTACGATCATCAATCTTGTTGTACTGTCTTCCGGAAGGGGCGAGTGGATTGTACATCCCCGCTTCATTACTACCGGCATCCTTGGTTCCCTTCTGCCCCTTCGCATTGAAGAACTTCGGCATGAGTAGGGTCTTGATATCGGTGATATCGTCAGCGATATCCATTACCCGAATCTGAATCTCGTTTAGCTGAGTCTTGATGCTCGACATTGCGGTGGAGGATGACCCACTGCTAGCACCGGATCTTGTCTGTGCTGGAAGCTTGATTGGCTTTAGCTTTTTCTTGGGTGAACTGGTGAACCACCGGTCCATGAAGTCAGCCGACTTGCGCATACCGAACAGACGCATCATTCTTGCTGTCTTACGAGAATTGATACCCTTCGTGGTTTCCATCCTGTTGCGCAACGCAGCCTTGACACCCGCCGTCGCACGCTTGGCAGGGTTCCACCCCGCAGCCTGCATTGCCTTGGTAACGTTGGTGAAATACTGTTCATCCTGCGCGTTGACTTCCAACATACGCATGGCATTCATCAAAGTGCTCTGCTCTTCGGCAGGCAGATTTTGAATCAGTAATAGGACTTGGTTTGCATTGGTTGTCATTAGCGTCTTCTAGTCTGCTGTTCCAGTTTGATTCGTTCGTTCTCTTCCTTCAAGTAAACCATAGTCATCATCGTGAAAACCTGTCGTTCCCACGCAACCATATTCATAATCGCATCATAATCCCACTTATGATGCTGCACCATTGCCCAAATAGTGCGCAGAAAATTCTCAAGGCTATCATGTCCAAAGGTCAAATAAAAAAATCGAGTAGGTTCTCCGTATGCAGTTTGTGGACAAATCCACACTTCTTACAGGTAACAGTGTCTTCAAGAATGACCTTGGGAGAAGACTCAAAGAACTCCCGAATTTGCATCAGGTGTTCCGGCTTGAGGTTCAACAGGAATTCGGATACATCTTCCTTACTGGTGTCGTCTGGCTTGTACACAGACACATCATCGAAGATGTACTCAATGTTCGCAAGCAGGGTTGCCACGAACGTAGTGAATTCGTCGCCCTCAAAGTCTAGATTCACCAGAGACTTGAGGGTTGGATACTTGAGCTTGATGCCGATCTTGTCTGTAATCATGATCTTTGGATCATGACCTTCCAGACTCTCGTATTGAACCTTTTCCAGATCCAACACATAATCCGTATTAGTGTCACATGGCTTACCTTCTTCAACCTCATTCTTGCAGTTGAAGACCAGTTTGACGGACTCACCTACGCTCTTGGCGCGAAGCTTGAGGAAGATCATTTCAACGTCGAACATTGGAATCGTTTCCACATCGAACTCTTCCAATGCGCAGTTCTGAATGATCTGCTTGATTGCGAGCTTGATGGATTCTGGATCCTTCGATTCCTTTGCCATGAGGAGAACTTTCTCTTCCTTGACAAGAAATGGGCGGAACTTCAGCTTGCGGTCAAAGCTCTTGACATAGAATTCATAAACCGAGTATTCAATCTTTGGCAATGCCATATTTTTCACCTTATATTACAATGGACCGAATGCAGGATCCGGCGCGATAACTACCCCTGTGCGAGCAGTAAATTGATCATAGATTGTTCTGGCGACATTAGATTCGCGACCCCAATTCGTGTATTTGAAAGTGACGTTAACACGATTGATGCTATCATCACCCCAACTGAGAGGTGTGGGAGCAATAGAGACTGGATAGGCTTCTTCAAATGTGTAACGAGCAGATGGGATCCCTGTATCGTGAAACTGAATAACCTGAATGGTAGAAATGTACTCGTTGCGGTAGGTTGCCGAGCCTGCTGCGCGGCGGGTGCCACTAGCATTGACCAATTGCTCAGTGAAGTTGCCCACAAACGAATCAATCGCAGAACGCTTTGTACCCTTTGGTACAATGAACTCCATCCAGTCCTCAAAGAACTTGCGCTCCCATAGGTCGCCTGCGCTGATGAACGTCAGTTCCAGTGGAGGATAGTCTCCGGATTGGGCTGCGATACTCCACGGCGCACCATAGATTTTCTGGTCTACCGTGTTGAGGCTGTAGCCGGGAAGAGAAGCCTGTTCGCACTGGAATGCCAAGCCTGCCGTATTGAGTGGTTTCATTGCGAAGCGGGTGGCTGCGGTCTGTCCGATCAGACCACCCAATAGACCGCCTGCGATCAACCCCGATGGCTGAAAGATTAGAACTCCAAACTTTGCCGCCTTGGAAAAGTCGAAGTGGAGGGCGTGATGGGCGAGGAATGCATCTGGAAACATGGGCGTACCTTAGTTGTGGTGGAACCGTTCGAATGGGAGCAGGCAAGCTAGTTCCCACTGATCCGGCTCGACGTAGATCATGGGCGACTCCATGTATTCCAACAGGTATCGCTTGATGCAAGGTCGCATGATATCGTACTTCTTGATACCATTGAGAACACTGTAAGACAACTTAAAGCGAGTCGAATCGTTGTATTTAGTGTTAGTGATGAAATCGTGCAGGAGTTCCAACAGGGCGAGCCGGTTGAAGGGGTCCAAATAGTGCAAATTCAATCCGAGGAATCCATCAGGGTAAATTTCCATAGGCAAAACAAGGGGAAACTGATCCCATACTGGTAATGTGTCTTCATATTTGGGAATATAGTGATAGCAGTACATCCGTCCGATCAAAGCGTGTGCTGTCGCTTTTCGGGGATCATTAAGAATATTAGACCGATTAGTGGGAATCTTGACGCGATTGATGACCGCTCCATACCACTGACGCGCCGCTACCGTCCGAGGAGCGATTCCGGCTGTCTTCATCTGCTGACGCAGGCGTTCCCATACTGATGCTGCCATTACTTAATCCCCAAGTCCTTCTCGGTGATGACTTTGAACTTCCATCCCCTATCTAGGCAGTATTCCGTGGCTGCTTTCCACTTGGCTTCATTCACCCCGAACGTCATGACTTCCCGTAGATAGCGGCGGGTGCGCTTGGCTCCCGGTTTGGGCTGTACGGATTGGGCGTGCGGCTTCACTTCCATGATAGTCGCGCCCGTCTTAGTTCTTACGAAGAAGTCGGGGAAGTACCTATGAACCCGATTGTCCAGAGGCGACACGTAGGGAATCACAATCTCTTCCGAAGACCATTCTAGGACTTCCGGAGTGGTGTCACAATAGACCATGACTCGACGCTCCCACAGGCTGCGGTAGATGATGCCTGTCGGATTGCCGAGGTACTTCTGCGGGTTCTGCGGTGTAAAGCGTCCAGAGTATGCCATGCACTTATTTAGGACGCAAATAAAAAGGGGAGGCATCCCTGCCTCCCCTGCCATGTTCCCGCTTTCGCAGGTTAGGACTTACTCTTGCGCGAGCTTGTTGAAGTAATCCATGTCGTCATCGACACTGACCGCTTCGGCTGTTGCGCGTGGAGCGCGAGCCTCTGCTGCCTTCGGCTCCTGCCACGGTGCAGAGTCGTCTTCGATCTTGGCTGCGCGAGCCGCGACCGCACCACCGGCACCCAAGGCACGATTGAGCTTCTCGCTCAGTTCATCGTAGGTCTTGAATTCCTTCGGAGCAACGAACTGCTTGAGGGAGTGTGCGCTCTTCCAGAGTGCTTCGATCTTCTTGTCCTCTTCGTAGACCGGAGCCGCGTCAGCGAATTCGGACTTATCGTAGTTACGATAGCCTTCCACGTTGCGGATCTTGATCTTGAGGTCAGCACCCTTCCAGAAGTCGAACGGATTCACTGCCGTTTCGTCTTCGAACTGAGGAGTCAGCTTTTCCTGAATCTTGTCGAAGATCTTCTTACCGTACTTCCAGAGGAAGACCTTACCTTCGTTTTCCGGACGATTCTTGTCAGCTACGACAAGGATGTTCGAAATGTAGGTGAGCCGACGCTTCTGCTTACGGACGATATCCTTGTTGGATTCGATACCGGAGTTCCAGAGTTTGTTATTGTGTTCGCAAGCAGGACACTTGCCACCCACAGTCGTTGGGCAGTTTTCGATGTACCAACCCGCTCCACCTTGGAAGCCATGGTTGAACACCTGTACCCACGGAAGACCATCTTCGCCGTCCACTGCGGGAGCGTCGAGCAAGCGAACGATTGCGTAACCGTTTCCTGCCTTGTCTACTTCGGGTTGCCAGAACCGCTCGTCATCCTTGGCGAAAGAACCCTTGTTCTTGTCTTCGATTGCCTTGGTGAGTTTTTCGGTGAGTCCAGAGGACTTTTTGAGAGATTTGAAATCTAATGCCATTTGCGTATTTCCTTATAGGAGTATTGATGTATTAAGCTTATCCACAGTATTCATAATATATGGTATTTAGTATACCACGATTTTCAACATGTAGTCAAGTGCTTTTGGACGATCTTTTTGAACTTGGGTACGTCCAGTCCCAAGAAAGGTTCATACTTGCGTATGAGCTTAGAAGTCTTCTCGTAGATGAAATCCGAATTATACTTCGCATCCCACAAGTCGAGTACGCCGGTCATGCCGTGCAGGATGACCATGGTTTCGAACTCAATGTCACCCTGATTCATCATCGTCCAGATTAGAGGATACGATCCGTCTGCCGGTGGCTTGAACATCGCGCCGATTCCCATGTCGCGCTTGTCCATTTCCTCAATGATCTTAGTCATGTCCTGATCGAACGTGTAAGAGAGCGAGTCTATTTTCTTGCGCCATGCAAGATACGTTTCCTTCGCTTCCGGTTCAAGGAAATCCTGCGTCCACGCCTTCTGCTTCATGAGGAAGTTGGAAACAAAGAATCCCACCACTTCCTCGTCGCGTAGATTGCGAGCGAGCCGGTGGAACATATACTTGTCCTTGCGCTTCTCAAAGCCTGCGGGTTTCGTTGCTACCTTACCATTGTACTTGAAGAAGCAATAGGTGTCGGTGGTGAAGTGCAGCTTGATAGCCTGATAGGTGCAGAATACTTCGTAGCCGTTCATTACTTTCGCGCTTCGAATGCCGCCAATTGGTCGTCTGGATTACAGTCGCAATTCATGAGGTCTGGTGCGCCACAACAAGGGCAGCGTCCACGCGGCATGGTGAATGTGACTCTCGGCGGCGCATCGCCTGATAGCTCGTCCATGATCTTACTCATGAGTTTGCCGTCTGCTCCCTGACCGGGAATGACACCCAACATGTTAAACAGGCTGAGTGTCTCTTTCAATAGTTCTGTCTTGTTGTCGCTCATTTCTTCAATGCCTTCTTCATGTAGTATTCAGCACTCTCTAGCGCGAGGTAGGCTTCGTGTTGACTCTCCATGGCTTCATCCTCCGGTGGGATGTTCACATGGTCCGCAAAGTCTTCGGGGTTCTGTGCGCAATAGACTGCGTTACACGCATCGCGGAATCGTTTGGATGCGTCAAGCAAATCCTTCGCAGCGAGTCTGATCTTATCGCCCATGGTATTGCCACAGATACGCATTACAAAGGGAATGAACTGCGCCCTCTGTCATACCCGTATCATGATCGTGTTGTAGGTGGACAGGATGATCCATGAAACCGGGGGGGAACATTCCCCAATTGATAGGCTTCATTGAAACGTCAGCCCTAGGTGGTCTGTCGAGCTTCTCGCTACAGTACCAACACTTCTCGTCCTGTATTCTGACGTACTCTTCACGCACAAGTCTGCGCTGCTTGCCGTTCAGCTTGGTGTAATCCTTCGGAAGCTTCATAGCGGCAGCTTGCCACTCTTCTCAATGTAGTTGAGTTCTGCGAATGCATCCTCTAATTGCTCTTTGAGGATATCGTTCACTAGAGTTGCCGCGACCTCCATTTCCAGACCAATCTCTTCGCAATATGTTACCATTGCGTCGAGGCAGTCCGTATTCAGATCTTGCATTCGCAGCATGATCTTCTCGGAGAACTCGTTCTTTTCTTCTCTAGTTGGCATTATACACTCGCAGTGAACTCATGGTCTTAGTATAGCATCAATTGGACGCTAAGTAAATCCCATTCTGCTTGACCTTCTCACGGTAGAAGATATGCGCCCCGATCTTTTCGATCTTGACCATCTTCTTAGCCCACTTAGGGCGAACGTAGTCGGCGTGATAGAACAGTGCTTCGTCTAATTCAGGTATGTGATATCCGTCGAGGATAAACTTAGCAGCGATTTCCTGCGCATGTTCCCACTCTTCCGGATGGCGCGGAGTCTTGTTCTTGACGCTCATACAAGTCCATGAGAACTGGCAGATGGTCTTCATGCGCCCGTCTTTCTTCACCTTGTCGCGTTCGTAGACTACACCGCAGATATCAGCCGGAAAGCGCACATCCTCGGTGCGATTGAGAGTGACCTGTGCGACGGCTTTCTTACCGCGCAGTGGTTCGCCAGTGGCTTCCCAATAGATATTCTTCGCGAGGCACTGAATAGCCTTGCGGTCTTCGGCAGTGGCTACGCGCACAAAATCGGGAAGTTCCAGACTGATGTTAGCGAGCATACGCTCAATGTCGTACTGGTGTTCAATCACATAGAGTTCCAGACTGGCTCTGAATGAGAGTTCTTCCAGTGCTTCCGTTGCGTCGGGGAGTTGGGAGAGTTGCTGTGTCGAGGTCGGAATTGACGCACAGCCCACAAGTATCATAGCAAGTATCATCATCGTTAGTCGGCGCATGTTATTTTCCTCCATGTGTTGCGACTTTCATCATGTAAAGACGGGGAGAGGTTGCCCTCTCCCCTTCTGGTGGTTTTGGTAACAAGGCATTTCCTGCCCCGGAGGGTCACGCCGCTAGGCGCACTTCCTCGTATACATCTGCGTTTGCATTTGTAGTGTTTGCGCTGATTAAGTCAGTCGCCTCTCTAGTGGTCCGTTCCGCTATCTTACCCTGTCGAAACCTTGACTGCCCCATTACGAAAGACTCTCAGAGTGTTGTTCCCTTGTATCGCAGTAAGAACTCAACTTCTGCGCATCTCGGGTGAGAGTCTTTCGTGGTGGAGCAGGCGGGAGTCGAACCCGCGTCCAGAATACCTTCACTTCACATCATACCACTATAACCGATTACTCCGCTAGCTTGGCTTTCACTGCCGCAATCAGAGTCTTAACCCATGCAGGCTGCGGGAAGTGCCATCCCACCAATGCGCCTGCGACAAATCCTAGTAATAGTTCCATCTTAGAACCTCCATCCTACGGTGAGTAAATCTCTGCCATAATTCGGGCGACATGACCCTGCGGTAGAGAAGTGGTGAGCCTGTACGTGAATCCGTTCCGTGAACCGATAACGCGCAAGCAACGAGAATGTGAACTGGCAATTGTAGTCTGATTCTACGTTGAAGTAGGCAAACCCGATTCCCATTTCCGCATTCTTGTATCCGTCAACCAACATGCCGTGAACGACAAACTGATTGCTCTGATCCTCTTCCTTGAACTCAGATTCACCGATAAGCTTGAATCCTAATTCGTAGTCAGTCTTCTTCGGACCTTCTTCCTTCCACGCGACATTGATTCCGATGACCGGAGCATATCCGCGCACGATGGTTGAACCGCCGTCGAAGTAGATTTCTTCACTTCGCGCTTCCCGACTTAATAGAAACAGGAAGAGACTGATGAAGATGACGATGGCAATGACCGCTTGCCAAGGGTTCTTGAAGAGGCTCATGACTTCACCGTGAATACGTTGGCTAGACCGGTAACGAGTGTGTCACCGACGTTGCCTGCGAGGTACAGACCGACGATCCATTGCGTGAACAGAATCCACTGGTCCGTCGTCATCATGGGAACCTCGGTGAAGAACCCTGTCGCATACGCAATCGTGCCTGCGATCCATGCCGCCACAGAGAACCGAAACTTGCGGCTCATGTAGCGAGTGTCTTCTGATACTGTCGTTTCCATGTTATCCCCTGTAGAAGTTGAGTGCTGTTAGGTCTTCAACTTCGTTCTGATTGAATTGGTGGAAATCGTCCTTTGTCCGACGCAATCCACAGTCAGCCCTGCCGCGATTCATCTTTCGTTCAAACTCTTTCTCTGTCTTAGTGTAGTAATGATTGATCTGAATCACATCATTGCTACCGTCAAAATTATTCTGTCCTGCTCCGATATTACCATTCGGGTCTATCCAGTAGCCGAACGTGTTGTGCGTTGTCAACATCATTCGGTCGCCATTCAGCCGCACGATGCTCTTGATGTGCCTTTCGGGAATCGCGCCGCGCCGTGTGAATCGTTCCACTACGGAACCCTCACTGGCTGCGCCATTGTCACCGAACATCATCCAGTTCACCGCAATCGCATCCACGCCTTCGGGGAGATTGCCATAGGCTCGCAGGAATCCCTGAATGTACGAGTGGTTCTTCAATACGATGAACTCGTCAACGTCAATGAAGATTGCCCACTTGTAATCATTCGCACGCCGAAACAGGAAGTCGTTGTACGCATAGACCTGACGGTGTTTGCCGTCAAACGGAATCGTGTGTACTCGTTCCTGCCAGATGCCAGACCGCCAATCATTTTCATAGATGAAGATATCGTCTACACCCAACTTGAAGTGATAGTCAATCCACTCCTGAATGTAGTCATCTTCATCCTTCGCAATACAGACCAATGCGACTCTGCCCACTTCGGCTAGTTTCCTAGGATACTCGCGCCGCTGAATTTCTTCTCGCAGTTCCATTCTATAATTCGCCCAAGCTTTCTGCGGACCCGCAGAGTCGTCAACAATCATTAGTGCTGCTGAGTGTTGCTATCGCTGCCGCCGACTCCACCGCCGCCAGTGCCGGTTGAAGGCTTCTTAGGCGCAGTGACTTTCTTGTAGATGAAGTATCCAAATGCAAGAACTACCAATACTGCTAATGCTGTGCTTACGTATTCCATGTTACTATTCCTCGTCGTCATCATCGTCGTTGGAGAGAAAGGTGGCAATCATCACCACACCTATGAGTAGAATCATTGTCTGCGTCAGAAGTGTCATGCGGCTAGCCCCTGCTCGTATTTATCTCTCCACGAAACTATCTCTTTCAGGTGAGGACCGAATTTCTCGCGGGGAAGCCGGAAGGTCTGTGCAAATGTCTCATTGTCCACGCCAATCAGGATTACACCCTGTTCAATGCGCAGACCGGTCATTTCCTCAAACATGAACGCATATGCCGAAAGCTGCATGAAGTAGCCTTGAACGTATTCGGTTTTCTTGAGTCTAAGAGCGGTCTTGAAGTCCACGATACTCAAGAGATTGTCATATTTTGCTATACAATCGGTGGTTCCCGCTAATCGTAGTTTGTGCGAGAACATGGGTTGTTCTAATCCGTGAACCTCTGTCAGCCGACGCTCTAGCTCAGTCTTCATATTGAGATAGACAGCCTTAGCGTGCGGCATCATCTGTTTGACGATTTCACCGGTCGAGTAATTGTTGAGGAGTGCTTCTAATGCTAAGTGAACGATATCTCCACGCTCTGAGGCATTCTCGGATATCTTCTTAGCCTTGGCATGACCGATACGTGCCTTCCACCGGTCGATAGCATCTTTGTTGTGTGGAGCAATGACAGTCGTTACAGACGGATATCGTTTCCCATCCGGAGTGCAATACACTCGTTGACCATCTTCGGTTTCTTCCTTCAAGAGAGTAGGAAACTCATGCTTTACGTGTAGAAATGTCACAATGATCCTATATCTCTAAAAGTTACCATTCAAAGTCCACACAGACATTATACCAGTCTTTTAGAGTCCTGTCAAGTCTAATTCGAAATAAGTTCGCTATAGTAGCCCGATAATGTATCATAAAAAGCACCTTAAGCCGGTTAAGGTATCATTTAAGGTACATTAACCGGCGTTGGTACTTGCAGAGTCAAAAGTTACTTGTCAAGTAATCCCTAACTCTAATTTGGATAAGATGTAGGCTTTCACCAGACCGGAGCGCACGATATCCTCTGGACCGAATTCCACCCGTTCGAAGTATTTGGTGTCATCCAGAATCCGCAGGAACGTGTGGAGTCCTTCCCGGTCAGAACGCTTTTGGAGGTCGCTCTGCCGATAGTCGCCACAGAACACGATGCGAGTGTTGTCGCCCACGCGAGTAATCACGGTGTCGAGTTCCTGTAGCGTCATGTTCTCACACTCGTCCACGATCACGATTGCGTCCTTGAAGGTCAAGCCACGCAGGAAGGATGTGGTGGTGAAGTGAACCATTCTCTTCATCTTGAGAATGTCGTAACCGTCGCCGCGTCCGAACAGGTCGTCACAGATTTCGCGGTATGGCTCTTCATAGACTTTCGATTTCTCGTCCACCTTTCCCGGTAGGAATCCCATGTCTCGCGAGGGAACAGTGGAACGGACGATGATGATCTGATTGTACTTGCTGTCGTTGCGTAGAATCTCCTTGAGGGCTAGATAGAGGGCGAGATAGGTCTTACCGGTGCCTGCGACTCCATGGAGCAACAGGTGTTGGTCAGCATACCATGCTTCGAATGCCGTCTGTTGGGCATAGTTCAACGGCTTGATGGTTCGAAGTGAGAAGTGTTCCGGACGCTTCTGCTTTTTGCTTGATGACATGGGATTCCCTTTTGGCTTACGGAAATGAAAAAGGCAGGCACCCTCTCGGATGCCTGCCTTGGCTGATTCACCTTCTACAATGTCGAATTTCTTACTTGACTTTACGCGCACGTTCTTGGCGTTGCTTTTCTTGCATTTTGGCATGTTTCTCAACTACCGCCTCTGCTCTGAGTCTCTTGATGGTCTTGTTCTTTGCGAAATCTGAGTTCAATGGGCTGTCTAGATTCTGTTGTCCGATCTTGGCTAATACTTCGCCCCATGCGGGATCACGTTTTGCTGCTAGTTCTGATACGGTCTTGTCGCCTCTGCCACGGAATGCAATACCCACTCCGTCCATGATGCGCTCTAGATGCGGGTTGTCGATCTTGAATTGGTCGTATTCCTTGATAGACATTTCATATTCTTTCTTCTTGCCTGTTTTCTTATTGCGGAAGGTGTAGGTTGCCATGGTGTAGTCTCACTTGTGATGCTTAATTCGCCCGTCTGGTTGAACGTGGTATGCTTTGAACTTTACGTCGGGATGCTCTTTGGATAACTCTTTGAAGTGATTCAGGTTTTCTTCGGAATCGTCGTATAGGCTTACGTGTTTGTAGTTACCTGTATTTAGGTGTTTTCGTATGACTTCGTTCTTGGCGTGTCCAACGGAGATTCCTTTCTCCCTAGCAATGTTACCCGCACGATGTACGTGAATATCATCAATCTCAACACCATGCTTGCGAAAGGTTCCCAAAAACGTTTCTCGGTCATCGAAGTCCTGCCTTGCGGTATTGAGAATGACTCGTCCGTTCCCCTTCGCTTTCACGGAGGCATGAACGCCTTTCAGCTTGTCCATCATCCGATGAACAGGCTTGGATTCGGTGTCGAATTTGTGGGCTGAGTGGAATTCGTGGTAGTCATACGAGTGTCCCGGTGGGAGCGTATGGCTGTTATACTCAGCCGAAGAGAGGGTCTTGACCGTCTTGCCACCTTTCTTTACGTGGACTTTTGCGGTCGTATGGAACAGCGTGTCATCTATGTCGAAGACATGAAGACTACTTTCCGATATGAATTCCTTGAACCGTTTCATTCCACCACTCCGGAGTGCCGCGACGTTTCCAACCCGCGATATGGTATTTATGTCTAGCGTAGTATGTACGGTACGCTGTCACACAATCTTCATGCTTGGAGTCATCCGGCATACACTGCGGAGGGTCTTCCATGATGAAAGGACCGTCCATGGGGATGTTGTGCGGTGCGTCTAGAAGAAAGGGCTGTAGACGTTCTGTGGCGTGCGGCTTGCCGTAGCGATAGCGGAACTCACCAATAAGAAAATACAGTAGATCATGAACCCAACGATAGTGATCAAGTTCGCGTCTAACCCATACAGCAGACGGGTGATTACGGTGGGTAGCCTTATAGAGAACGTCATTTCGCGCATCACTCAGCACTCCTTTTGAGTCGCCGTCCAGAACCCGATGCGCAGTCGAGAGCAACTGTGCGGATTCCAGAATCATCTTTACCACATGTTTGTCATTATGAAACTGCGCCGCGATCTGAGGATCACGGTCGAGGAAAAACACATTCATAGTTTAGCTTTCGCTGTCCTTTTCCTTCTTACCCATCCACAAGCCATACAGGAACCAGATAAGACCCATCGCGCCTGCGAAGTACATGTCGTACCACTGGTCAGCGAGAATGCTCGTCGCGATCCAGATGTTCGAAATGATGTAGTAATGAGTCGATTCGCGTGTGAAACTTAACATGTCATCCTCCCGAGGGAGCATCCCTGCTCCCATATTTAGGGATTACGAGAAGAGCCACCGCCGAATGCGCTGCCGAAGTGTCGGCTTGACCACCTTCCTTGGCTCGTACCATGCCCCGGCAGTTCCGCACAGATTGTTGTCGGCACGCGCATCGCGGCAGCGTATCGTTTTGTACGTATAGCCGTGAACGGGGTCGAAGTCTCGCGCCCTGTTGGGGGAGTTACAGGCATCGAACACGGAATCATACCAATGCTCGCATTCAATGCAAACGGGAACTACGGGCAGACCATCTTTACGGAGACTTGTCATACTTCACTCTTGATGGCAATGAATTGCAGGATCAGGTAGACAATACCGATCACAAGGAATCCGATCTTGGCAACCGGAGTCTGTGCTGCCGTCGAGCCGACGATCCAGATGCTACACTGTAGCGCGAAGAACTGATGATTCTTCATGATTAGATACCGAGAGAGTGGCGAATGTCGTCCAACTCCGACGCGCCGATTTCGGCAATGTCGAGGTCCGCGTCGAGAACCGGAATCGAACCGTCGTCAACCTTGGAGGTCTTGACAATCTGTGCGGTGCGAAGCGTAGGCTTGACGGTCTTCATCTTGACCGGCTTCTTAGCCGATGCCTTCGCCTTCGTCTTGAGCGTGCGCGGCTTGCGTGCCGCAGTGATGGTCACTTCATCCGCATTGGTGAGCCGGTATGCGGTCACGGTGCGACCGTTACGGACGGACTCGATGACAGCACCGAACTGATGGCGCAGTGCGTGAATGTAGACGGCGAGCGCACCCTGATTGAAACCGGTCGCCTTCTGCAACGCTGCCGGGGAAACTCCCTTGTCGCCGCCTGCGCGGAGAGCCGAGAAGAGTTCGAAATACTTGGTAGACTTAGACATTACAAAACCTCAAATTCAAATGATAAATCAAATCGACGGGATCAGTATAGCACTAATCTGAGTCGTTGTCAAGCCCATAATTGAAATTAGAGTTACGCCGGAACTCCTGATTCAATTTCATGCGGTCGTAGGAATCCGGATTTACGGCATCCTCGCGGTGCGTGTTATTGTACTTGTTTCGCCTCTTATCTCTAAGAGAGTCGCCCTGATTCTTGCGACCAGAATCATCCCGTTTCCATGTGCGTGACATGCTCAAATTTCCTGATTTACTAAAACGTCCGCGATTAGCCAGTAGGCATCCCCTACGTTTTCGGCATAGAAAATCTCAGGTGCGGACTTGCCTAAGACTAGGTATTTATTACAGATGTGCTGCCCGAAGCGGAGCGAGGTCTTACCCTGACTCCAATCCTTCGCCCATGCAAGATACTCTTCCTGCAATGAGTCAGCCGTCAATGTGTCGTTGAAGATCATTAGTGAACGATGCTCACGTTGCTGTTGTTGGCATAGTAGTGCCGATTGCCAACCTTGAAGTGAAGCATCTTTGTGACGGTATCCACTTCGATCAATTCGCTGTCATCGAACGAAATGTCACGATCCGCAACATCCGGAATGATCAGCATTTTGGTCGGAGTCTCTTGCATGAGAGTATACTTCGAACCGGCACGTAGAACGTAAGACTTCATGAACGGAATCCCTTGTAGAGAATGCGCTCTTCCATTTCCTTGCGGACTTCCGGATAGCGAGTGGCTAGAAGCATGAGGAACGATTCGCAGTAGCCTGCGTACACGTTGTTTACTTGATCTTCTGCCACGCCTGCGGTAGCCGATGCCTTGAGAGACTTCGAAAGAAACGCGGCACGCGCCAAACGGAATTCGCTGTCGTCACCGATACCCATTATCGAATTGCCTCAACGATGCGAGCGTACACCCGCGCCTTTTGCTGATAGTAGTCGTAATCGCGCTCGCCTACGTGGAAGTTCTTCCACTCGTTTGCGAAACGGTTGCGCATGATATCCGCAGCGAGTTTGCCCGAATAGCCATACGCGGCGCGGAAGCCGTACAGGTCATAGTGCGCAATGAATCCGGCGCACAGATTGATGAACTTGTAGCCGGTGCGATTCAGACGTTCGATATCGCGACACGCTGCCACAACGTTATTGACGATCAGGGTTTCCTGACGCGGAGTTAAGAGTGTAAGAGCCATATTAGTCGTCCGTCAGTCGGAATGCGTCATCGTCATAGTCGAGGACTTCGTAGGTAACGCGGACCTTCACGATCTGCGCACACTGTCCGAGGTCGTTCAAATTCTCTTCGAACAACTTTCGCGCAGTCGGCAGATTGAAAAGCGTCGGGTCACTCAGGTCGCCAAACTGCATACCGTTTTCATCCATGATGCCGTAACGGACGCGGGAGTGATAAGTCGAACTGTTCTTAATCTTAGCCATGTTAGCCTTCCAGATGCTTGACGATGAACTTCGCAGCGGCTTCGTAGCCGTCAGGAGCGAAGAACTTCGCATTCTCGTAAACTTCCTCAGAGGGGATGTGCGTGTTGAACGCAAAATCCTTGCGCTTGCCGACGTAGACAACGATGTTGTCGCTGCGCCGGAATTCGGAAAACGACACGGCGCAGTCGTCGCAGGACGCAAGGTGGAAACCCTGCTCGCGACAATTCGCGTAGATATCGACAAGCATCACGCTGTCGTCTTTGCTCTTCTTAGCAAGACGCTTAACAGCAGCAAGAACCTTGCGAGCCTTGCCATCGTTGCGATTGTAGATTTTCATTACTTCGTCACCACGTAAGGCTTGTTCCACGTACCAATGTTCACATCCTTGTACCAACCCACATCAAAGTAGTCGGTCTGAATGTCCGAACGGTCATGGTTGCCGATGTTCATCAGGCGAATGAGTTCCACGATGAACGTCTTGCACTTGCCAGAGAAATGCTCATGGCACCAGTGCGGATTGACTTGAATGGCATTCGGCTTCATCATGGCTTCATGATGCGGATAACGATGCGCATGAACCGGAGCCTGCGTATCGTAGAAATTCTGGCAGAAGTCGAGCTTGCCCGACTTGATGTTGACCACAAGGGTCGAATGATGGCGCACGGCAATCGAAGCCTTGATGCCATACTTGGCGCAATGCGCCTTGATAGCCGGGGAGAGTTGCGCCTTGCGCTCTTGACTCATGTATGCCATATTCGATCTGAAATTCGACGGGACAGTGCTTTACAAAGCTACCATCTGTCCCGTCGTCGTCAGTGTATCCTTTCCCAAGTGCGCAGTTGCGGTCTATTCTTAGATGGTAGGGACCGCACTGCGCGATTCAGGTTCCCATCCGTGGCAGTTTCAACTTTTGTTAACGCCTTGTGCCAGTTGCGCACCCCACCGGTTAATGAGTCGGCTCTCTTTGTATCCGACATAGCGGGGTCATTTTGCTATGCCGAGTCACCATGCTGTGCGCGGTTATTCAAGTGTCATGGTAACTTACCCTTGAACGCAACCGTTACTGTGTCTACTAACTCATGCCCGTTTCCTCACTCTGTAATACCAGTATATCAGACTGGACCGAGAATGCAACACGAAAAAGCTTTTAAGAATCAGTAACTTAGATTAGCCCTAATAACCCTAATAGAATCAAGCACTTACGAGAGCCTCTGTAAGCCCCCTGAGAGGCGTTTTGGGGCTATTTGGGGGTACCCTAGGCTACCCTAGCGGGTACTCCCCAAACGGCTCATATTAGGCTTCTAGAGGCTCGTATTGTAGCGAATCTGGCTTAGTGTCATGTCCCGTACCAGTTTCCCGTTGATGAGAACGGTTCTCAAGTAGTCTTCCTCAGTCTCGTCATAACCGATGGTTATCAGGCGACCGCCTTCCATAACCACCGAGAAACGTCCACCTTTCGACTTTTTCGAAGCCTGACCGACAGGTGACTTGGATACGTCCCGCCATTCACCGTTGACCATGACTGCGCTCGCCTTCATTGCGAACTCTTGTGTGTCACGGTTCATGTGTTGGAGCAACGCGCCGCCCATGCCGAACGCAATGTTGTCTGCGCTGTAGCCATGTGCCTTGAAGTTCATCAGGATGGCTTCGATGCTTGAAGGATTCACACCGTCACCCTGAATGAGTCGAACGTGATTGAGGACTTTGAATCCCTTGTCATTGCGAGTGCTGCCGAACTTCTCGTCAAGAATCTGGACGCAGCGAAGTGTGACAGCAACCGGATCACCGGAGTCAGGACGGATGACCAGAGTACCACCGTGAGCAATTACGGCATCCTTGAGGCTTCCACCCCAAATCTCTTCGCACGCCTTGAAGATATCGTAGGAGTCAGAAACAACTGCGAAGATGCTTCCCGGCTTGCTGTACTTCTGAATCATGTTGTAGTATGCCGCAGTCTCACCGTCGCGAGTCTTACCCCACGTAGTAATCGTGGAATGCTCGGCTGCGGGGATGGAGAACGCTGCCATCTTCTCGTTGTAGTAACGAGCCGCCGCGACTACACCCTGAACCGTGTCGGAGCCTTGGAAGTTGACCAGATGCGCCATGCCACCGAGGGCTGCGGATTCGTTGGACGATACGCCACGCGCACCGAAGTCATGTAGCTTGAACGGCAGACCGGCGAGGTCGCCTGTCTCTTCCAGTTCACGCTTGATGATGGTCTTGATGTAGTGTGAGATTGTCGCAACAGTCGTCGGATACCAGACTGCGCGAAGCAGTGCGGTTTCCAGATACGAGGTCAACCAGAAGCACTTCGGGTCTGTGTTGACGATGGTGACTAGCGGAGTGCGCACAGGAACGCGCAGACCTTCTGGCAGTGCCTTGATTTCGATTGGCAGCTTGCCACCGTATTCGCGCAGGATGTATTCCCATCCCTCACGATTGAACGGTTCGCCATGTGCGGCAAAGAACGCTGCGGCTTCCTCAATGTCATCCTGAGTAAACACGCCGCCGATCAGGTATTCTTTTACGAATGCCTGTAGACCGAAGAACACGGTCGCGTCATGAAGACCGCCGCGAGATTCGATGTATGAATAGACGTACTCTGTTCCCGGTGGGTATTGGAGCCAGTGGGAAGCCTTGTACGAGTCGGTGTTAAGTAGAAGATTGGTACGCATGATAAACTCCTTATCTGCTGTTGAAACGGGGCTAAGTCTATCTCAGCCCAAACCTAGAAGGTCGGTGATGATTGAATAGTGGTCTTCGTACATGACGGCTTGCATCTTGATGAATTCAGCCAACGGAACCCACTTGGCTTGCGCAGCGTCATCTGAGCCGCGAACCTTCGGCATAGTCCGTTCATGTAGATCGAAGTGAAATGCGGTTGTGATCGTGCGTCCGCGCAGCGAGCGACCGGGATGATCGTATCGCTTTTCCTTGACGATTGAACCGTCGAGGACTCGCGGCGGAACCTTGATCTTAGTCTCTTCCTCTAGTTCGCGATTCGCACACTCACGCAGCGTTTCGTACTGATTGAGGAAACCTCCCGGCATTGCCCACAGACCTTCTCCCGGTGCGGACTTGCGGCGAACGAGTAGAACGTGTCCCATGTTGGTGACAACGGCATCCGCAGTGACGAACACTGGTGGATACGGAGCCTGCGACCACTGTAGCCTGTAGGTGCGAAGGAATTCGAATTCGCGCACAAGACGATCATACGCGATCAGCTTCATGTGATTGGTGATGTAGTTCATGACCGGCTGCGGAACGAACTGCGCGACACGCTTCATGTTGCTGTTCTTCCACGCATCCTTGCCTGCGAAGTAGAGTTCACGGATGGTCGTGGAATCCAGACCGTAGATGTTCTCCATTTCCGCTTGCTTGTAAGACGGGAAGAGGTCGAGATAATACGTGGACTCGTCTTTGTGGTGTCCGATCAGCGTAATGTCAGCCTTGTCCTGCCAACCGAAGTTGTCATAGTAAGCCTTGTCGATTGCGGTCTGGACATTCTTCACCCACGCAAGATCGTTGTATGGATGGTCGGAGATATAGTCGAATACGAGTCGCTTTTGCGTTTCCAGATTAAAGCAAGTCTGGATCATTTCCCGGCGTTCTGCTGCGGGGAACGGATTGCGCGTGTCGGATGGCTTGAATGCCGAACCGATTAGAATTAGCACCTTGTCGGAGAATTCCAATGCGCGAGTGATGGTTTCGATGTGCGCCTTGTGTGGCGGCTGAAAGCGTCCGATGAACACGGACATGTGTGTTTGCTTGCTCATGTTTCTAAGGCTCCCTTAGAGTTAATATGGTAGAGGTCTATCCTCTGCCTTATAGTCTACTACTATTTAGTCGATTTGTCAACCATAATTTCGCGGATGCCAGTCGCCGCAGAAAGAATGCATTAGCTCATGCCCGATGGTTTCAATCCGGTCATGATCAGCCTGCCCTCTTATCTCTAATACAAATAAGGTATGAAGACCGGTGGCTTTGTTATAGATGGCAAACCCTTCGACTTTCGCAGCTTCGGGTAGCTTTGTGCGATTGTAGTATTCCCACTTCTCGCGCATGGCTTTGTCGTCTAACACGATGATGTTGACGTTCAGGGGCGTTTCGAATTTGCATTCGGTCAGCAAAGGTGGACCGTGCGGCTTCGGCTCGCATCCGGCAAGAAAGCCTGCGAAGATGAACAGGGCGAGTCCCGTTGCGCCGATTAGATGGTCTAGCTTATTCATTTTCTACCTCTTTCTCGTAACCCCAATAGACGATGCTATATCTGGTTCCTTTGGTCACTTTGTCTACGGAGTGCCAGACAGTTTGTGAATCAAACAAGTTAGTCGTGCCTTGCTCTCTTGAACTTGGTTTGTCGTCTACCGTCAAGTCGCCACCTTCGTAAGAATCGGGTTCGCTCAACTGGACAAGAAAAGTTCTCCACCTGATAGGCATGTTATCACGATGCCTACCCATATAGTCGCCAACTTCATATTTGTTGATGGATATGTTGAGGTCAAACTGTTCAAATTCTGGTGCTGCCTTGAGTAGATAGTCCAATAGCTCCGGATAGATTGGATGCTCACTGCGGACATGAAAGCCGCTATAGTGGAATGGTATACCGCTAGGACTCTGAAAATCGTATCGCTTCCACGGCAACGAGTCGCAGAATGAAAGCACACGATTACACAGGTCTTTATTCATAGAAGAGAATCACGCCGTTTGGATCATTGCAACGCACGAACTCTTCGGGGTTGCTTCTCTTTATGTAGTCTGCGTAGTTACAGGCTGCGCGTTCAGTCAGTGCAGGGTCACACTCAGCCCAATGGATTCGGTCTACGCTGCGATAGATACGCCAGACGCGAGTGCCGGGATCCACGATCTTGCGACAGTCCACTACAGGATCATCTTCACCTTCTAGGAACGCTTCCTCGTTTATTGAAGTCCAATCGGGCATGTCTTTTGATGTAGTCATAGTAACAGTAGGCTCCACGTAGTCAGGCGGCGGCGCGGTGTAAGAGTATCTCAGATCATGTAGCGGCGCAGGCGGGTCAATCGGTTTGGGAAAGATCTTTTTCCAGAGAAACCAGATACCCACCAATCCTAGAATTGGCAGACCGACGACGGTGAACCATGCTAGGATTGTGATGATCATGTCAGTAGAATTATTAGCCCAACGAATGCTGCGATTGCCAGAACAATCATAGCAACATGGAACACGATTACACCGATAACCCAAAAGACCTTAACACAGAACCACACGATTGCGGCTGCGATTCCGAGTGCTACCGGGATTGCAAGCAGGATTAGAAGCCATTCCATTACATGTCCCTCTTGTCACGGAAGCCGAGGAAGACCGGGAAACGCGGCTTGTCTTTCGAACCGCTCGCGAAATACTTGTACTTCACGATCTTGCCGATGACGCTCTTGCGCGTCTTCCAGAATTCGGCGCGGGTGTCCGCATCGAAACCGGTGCCGATGGAGAATTCCACCTTGCTCTTGAGGTCGCGAACGTTGAGTGCGCCCATGGTTCCCATTGGCACCATGTTAGCCTTGTGCGAACTGCGCTCAGTGTGACCGAGGGCATTCTTGTTCGCATCGTTCTGATTGGAAAGCAACTCTTCCACGCCGATAATCTCAGCTTCGGAGTCTTCGAATCGCTTGAGTTTCAGTAGCGTGCCTTCGTTGGTGGACGATCTGCCGAACTTGTACGGACCCTTCGGGGCGCGAAGAATCACGCCTTCCAAGCCACGCTCAAGTTGCTTCGCTTCGAACCGGTCGAGCGAGTCCATATCCTTGATCAGTGTATGCGGCAGCACCTTGATTGCGCCGTCGCCGTCGAACTTCTGGATTGACGCAAGCCGGTCGGCATAGCCTTCGGCGCGTTCTGGATTCTGCGGAACCTTGTCGAACACCCAAAAGGTGAACGCAGGCGTGCCGTCTTCGGACATGACTGCCGAAACGGTATTGCGGTAAACATCCTTGCCGCCGACGAATCCTACCATGAGTTCGCCGTCGAGTCCGTTGTACTTGGCTTTGCCGATTTGCTTCTGAACGAATTCATTCGGAATCGGCTTGAGACTGCGCGACATTGCCACGCCGTCAATGACGATACACCGCACGCCGTCGAGCTTTGCGGATGCGAGTACCGGGAATTTCTGCTTGCTCGCGTCGAACTTACCGGCAAGAATCGGTTTGAATGCTTTACTCATACTATTATTGTCTCACTTAACATCGAAAAACGCAACTATTAGAACACCTTTTAGTTCAAGCACTTACGAGTTTTAGCAGTGTTTTGATGGCTAATTCTAGATTCGCACCGTCATAAACTGTCAGGTTCATGCGGTCTGCGTCTAGCTCGCGCAGCGCACGCTTCGCCTCTTCTGGCTTACCGTTACGCGCCATGCTCGCCAACTCTTGTAGTCTTACCGAACGGGCGCGTTGCGCTTCGTTGCGTGCGAGGTATCTGTTACACTCTTCGATTGCTTCATTCTTGTTCATCGTGAAACCTCTACCTCCGCATCCGGATTCGCACGGCAGGCTTCTAGGTACTCGCGAACGAATACCTTCAAGCCGACATAGTTGCCCCACCCATTCGCGGGGTTCAACTGCTCGTAGAGTTCCGGATGCCGAGACAACTCAAGCAATCCCGTTTCAAGGAACGGAATCAAGTCTCGCGCATATTTGAGTCCGAGGTCTTCTGGTCGCCAGAGGACTTCGTAGATACCGGCTTGCTTCGCCATGGGCGCGAGGTTGTGAGTGATGTTGTCCGAATAGATTTCGGTTGGCATCACTTTCTTCAAGTATACGTCTAAGCTCATGTTACATTCTCACGTTGTTGTGGTGAGTGCGAACCTCACGCGCCGATAGCTTTGCCTTGACCTCTTGCCAAGACCAAAGCTTCATGTCTCCACCGGGACGGGTATCCACGCCTACGTCCATTGCGCGACCCGGTACCTGTACGGAGCCGTGAACGTGACCGTACAGATGGAACGATCCGTAGTGGATATGATGCCACTCGTAAATCGGGAAGTGGAACAGGCAGACCTTGATTTCGTCAATCCGCAGTTCCTTGTAGTCGGACACGGAAACGAACCGCGAGCGGATATCGTGGTTAGACGAAATCACCTTATCGTGGTTGCCGTGAATGAAGTGAATCTGTCCCGGCAGACGGTCGAGGATCTTACGCGCTCGGTCGCCGTTGCAGAAGAAAAAGTCGCCCAAGTGATAGACGCGATCATGCGGCGCAACTTGCTCTTGCCAGTTGCGAATCAATCGTTCATCATGCTCTTCAACGTCCTTCACAGGACGGGAGTTAGGGCAAAACTTCAAAATGTTCTTGTGTCCGAAATGAGTATCGGAAGTAAACCAAATCTTTTCCACTTTTCTTTCTCTCTCAGGGAAGCGGACAGACACCACATTCTGCCCGATCCATATACCTAAATGTTCAGTCATAACGACAAAAAGTGTTCGATGAAGGACTTGCGCCCCTCTTGATCCATTGTGGTGAACTGATCCCGGTTGTCCGAGATATAGTCAATCAATCCGTAAAACTCTTCATCAAAGTTGTGGCGATTAGCCTGTAGCCAATCTGCCGTTAGCTTCTCCGCACGCACGCGAGCGAAGAACTTCTTAACCAGATAGTATGGAGACTTGATCTTAAGAGCATGTCCGTTCTCTACGTTGTAGCAAACGAATCCCTCATGCTTGCAAGTCTTAGTCTCTTCGACTATCTCGCGAAACGATGCACGCTTCCATTCCGGACGCAACACACCCATTCCCTTTGCAATCTCGTCTAGGTCACACTCTAGGAGCGTGATCTTTGAACAGACCGCACGCGCACCAATCAGGTATGCGCCAACCTTCTCTTCGACAATGTGCGGATCCTCTGGATCCACGATTTCGAAGAGATACGTAACACCGTTGATCAGACCGGAATCCTTCAACGGCAGCAGATACTTCTCAGCCATGGTAACGAATGGCGAATCCAACGAACCCGTTGTCGAAACAATCAAGCCGTATTCATCATCCATCGTCAACGCTGCCATGAAGCCGTTGACCTTACGCGCAGCCGCAACTTCGGCATCCAACGGGAAATCGGTACCGGATTCGAAGCGGTTGAAGATCTTGCGGAAAGGGCGCACGATGACGTTCCAATCCTCGTCCACAACTAAGCCGCGCATTTCGCACAACTCAGGAGTCCAGAGTGCCTTGTAGAAAACCTTCGGCTTGTACTTCACCACTCGCAGACGCGGATGGCGAACTGACATGCGAACGGAAACTAAGTCCGGATGGGACTCAGCAAACTCACGCAACTGTCTATCAACTAAGTGCATTTCATTATCCATGGTTCGAAAAGACGATCATTCCGAACCGTTGCCGATCATACTGCAATTCCTTGGCAATCTGTAGATTGCTCTGGAAACGCGCACGCTGCTTTTCAACGTCCTTGTCACTCAAGCCGTGCGTATTCTGATACTGCCCACGGCACGTTATGATGCGAATCTGACAGCCGAGTTCTGCGGCAAAGTCGAGATAGTTTCGCATCTCCCAAAGGCGAGTGAACGTGTTGGACACGATACACCCGCCCAAATGTCGCATAGCGTACATTGCATTTTCCAAGCAAGCCGCGTGCGCATTCTGTAGTTCGCGAGGATCGAAGTTGTAGACTCCATCCCGCTCAAACCACTGGTCCGCTTCATAGTGTTCCAAGCCAAGCTTAGATGCCATTTCGCGAGCCAGAGTAGACTTGCCCGAACCGGACACGCCCCTCACAATATATAGGATAGCCATAATCTTACCAATCCTTCGGAACGAACACGTTCGCGTTGACCAAATCCCAAATCCGCGCAACGTGCGCATAGTCGGGATGCTGCGGATGCACACAGAATCGGGGATTCTCGTCCGCATGGAAGATGGTCGAATGCCAACCCTCAAGTCCATCGTGAAGAGCCTGAGTCCAACAAAAACCCTGATTGTGGTTTCTGTAGGGACCGAACTCGCTCCACTGCCAATAGGCATCGCCGCCGAGAATTACGCATCGCGGATCGTTGCCGCGATAGATGCGAGTCTCGGTAAGAGTCTGACGGGCAAGCTCGCCCTCGTTGAGAACGTACAGCCCTTCAATCCAGAATGGAGTGTGATGATCAGTCATACAACCATTATAAGCAAAAAGGGGCGGGAAGTCAACCTTCCCAACCCCTTACAAATCAATGACTTACGATATGCCCTAGAACGCTCTAGGAAGCCTCTGGTGAGGCGCACCTAGGCACCGGTAGGGTAGCCTAGGGAGCCTGCCGAACGGCTTACAGGAAGACTCTGGAAGTCTTAGGAACCCGCGCCTTGAGGAAGTCCATCTGATCCGAAAGGATGTTGCGATTCTTTAGAATCATCTTTTCGAACATGTTTGGCGCGTATGGCACATAGAGCAATGGCATCTTTGCCTCTTCCGGAGTCTTGTCACCCTTCTTGTGGTTACAAGTCTTACATGCGGTGACGCAGTTCTGCCAGACGTTCTTACCACCGCGAGACTGAGGATGAACGTGGTCAATGGTTAGCTTGTAAGCATTGAACTCGTCGCCGCAGTACGCACAGAGGTATCTGTCGCGAGCGTACAGAATCTCACGATCCGTGTAGACGGTCGTTCTGGTGAAGAACTTGTCGCCTAGCAACTTACCGGAGATACCGAGAATGGAGTGAATGTCCAGAGTCGAACGCAGTCCGGTCACATGGTTGAAACCGCCGCGATAGGTCTTGACAACCGAACCGGCTTGCCACACAACCTTATCGGATGCGAGGTAATGGGATGCATAGTCGAGCGTAACCCAATCTTTAGGGTTGCCTGCGCTGTCTGCGATTAGAATTTGAACTGCTGTAGCCGTCATAACACTTACTCTTCTTCATATTAGAAGCAAGATCATTATATCATGTCCTGCCCCGGATGGCAAGACTAATTTGACTTAGTTCTGCCCTTTCTTCGCAACCGCAATGCCGCCTTCATGCTTCACCGCAAAGTTGCCTGCCTTCTCCATGTTACCTTCGCCGCCCTTAAACTTAAGACCGGCAATCACGCCTTCGTGTTCTCCGATGCCATGGTAGGCTTTGTCCAAGTGACGATGATCGTGTTCGTCACCATCAATCACGCGATACTTCTTTCCTGTCTCTTCATCATGCACATGCGACGGTAGGGCTGTTGCCTTTCCTGCGTGGCTCTTCGCATTGATGTGGAATGCCATTGCTGCCACACCACCCTTGTCCAAATGCTTCCGAACGTGCGACCAGTTGCTTTCCTTGTGGTTCAATCCCGTCGAGGATAGCGTCAGGTGATAGTTGTCAGGCTTCTTCGCGTGATTGGCGCGACCGGTGATCTTCGTATAGTCGTAGAAGTGAACGTCCTTGTGCTTGTCGAACAGACCGCGAGCAAGATGCTCATGCGGAACGTCGGAAGCCACGTTCAGTCTTACGGCTAGCTTCTGCCCTGCCTTGTGTGCCGCGCTCTTCGCAGAGGAAATCTCATGGTCGAGCTTGGCGTAGAAGTGTTCTGGATGGTCAAACAACTTGTGGGTACGCTTGACTCGCGCATCCTTTGCCATGTGTGCGCGACCGGCTTCGGAGCCTAGGCAGCTTGCCTTACACTCAGAGGATGCGTTAGGGCATACGTCGATGCCGGAATGGGTGGACGGTGCTAGGGTGAGTCCCTTAGTACGGAACTCAGGCATCGTCTTACCGCTCTTGGCTAGCTTCGGGTTAGATGCTTCGTCACCCATTAGAGCCGTGTGACCTAGAACCTTATGCGCTTCCTCATGAGCTTTCTTCTGCTCTTCGGGAGACTTAGAGAAGTAAGACGCAGCACCCTTGCGGAGCTTCTGCCAGTGGTTGCCACCCTTCTGCTTCTCGGTAGGAACGCCATGAGCCGGGGTTGCTTCGCGATTAGCCTTCGGACCCTCAACCTTGACAGGAATATCGGTCAGCTTCATTTCATCCAAGGACTGCTCGCCTAGGGCGACGAAATCCTCAAACGTGTAGGCATACTCCGAAATCTCTTTCTCAATCAGGTGTTCTTTGAAGCGTAGCATGGTGGTTGGATCCTTTGGCAATTAGATTGATATCAGTGTAGTATTTAGTCGCCGCTCTGTAGCTCTAACTGGTACTCTTCCAGAACCAGAAGACGCTTCTCTAGATATTCCAGACGCTTCCGCGCCTTCGCGTTGTCCGGATCGTCTTCCAGAGTCTCTTCTAGAAACTTCATTTCCAGTTCGATCACGGTGAGGTCAGTCTCCACGCGGTCTACCTGTTGCTGCCGTGTCACCTTACCGATGATTTCGTCGGCTTCGGCGCGGGGCATGAAGTAGGAATTGAACCCGATCACAAGGCTTGCGAATGCCGCGAGCGACATGACAGACCCTAGGATGGTCATGGGAGAGAATTTTGTGGTCATTGGGATAGCCCTCAAAGTCGAAACTATAGGGCTATTTAGGAAAGACAGAAAGCGTTTTTTCATGTGCTGCCGTTACACTAAAGCCCCTTCGCATTGGTGGAGCATTCCGGAGTCGAACCGGTCTAGGTCTTTCGTAGAGAATTTTGGTTTGCTGTACGCTTTCTAATTTGGCGGGAAACGCTTTTGCTTTATTACAGGTAAAGTTTGTTTGATTTGCTGAAAGTTTCCCCTAACTTGGCGGAAGACTGAGGTATCGCGCCCCAATGCCGTTAGGCATCCCATCGCTTTCAAGGCGAGTCCCAACCTTGTTGAGTTAGTCTTCCAAACTGGTGCTGTCACTCAGAGTCGAACTGAGATAGGATGCTTACGAAACATCCGTAATAGCCATTATACGATGACAGCGAATATGTGGTACCCTCGACAGGATTCGAACCTGCATTGGACCCGTTAGGACCGGGGTGTTCTGTCCGTTGAAACTACAAGGGTATAGGTACCGCCAACCCACCGTCTAACTTGCGTATTTCGACTTCCGCAAGTCTTGCCTAAAGAGCTTTCGACACGTATGGGTCAGCTATTGAAATTACTGAGTCCGTAGCCGCGATTCTGTTCTATGCTAACATTCATCTTTGCCACAACCCGAACGTATAAGCCAAGGTTTCCCACGTTCTGTTTGTGTTGCTCTCTGTGTCACGGTGGTTAGACGGCGTTAGCCTCCCACGCGACCTTGGCGAGAGTCGCGAACTTCCTCAGTTGCCTGCGTTAGCTCGACTCAGTAAATTGTTCCGGTTATGGTTCCGGCGACTAAACAGTTATGGTATTCCGTGTACGTACTAGCAACGTTCCATCCTCACCTAGTCCAATTTCATTGAGTAATTTCCATACTCTCAATGTTTGGTGCGCCTAGTGGGATTCGAACCCACAAAACTAACGTTCTCAACGTTAGACGTATGCCTGTTCCGTCATAGGCGCGTATTGGTGCGAGTGGTGGGATTCGAACCCACAAAAAATCGGGTTTGAGCCGATCACGTTTGCCAGTTACATCACACTCGCATTGTCTGGCGGAAGGTACAGGATTTGAACCTGTGTGGTTTTTACACCCATCTGCTTTCGAAACAGCGGCAATTAGCCTCTCTGCCAACCTTCCTTTAGTTGGTGGTTCTGGATGGTAACGCTCCATCTTTTCAGCAATGTCAATGCCGTGTATTGCTTCTATACGACAGAACCATATGTGGCGGAAGATACAGGATTTGAACCTGTGTGTAGGTTTCCCCACTCACCGCTTTCCAAGCGGGAACCATAAGCCTCTCGGTCAATCTTCCAAATTTGGCGGAAGGTAGAGGATTCGAACCTCTGTGACTGTTACATCCCTCTGTTTAGCAAACAGGGCGCATAAGCCTCTCGCGCAACCTTCCTTTGTTCTCGTTTCTCAGTGCCAGACATTTCTTCTGGTACTCTTGTGATGGAAAGCCTGCCGTCACTATCGCAACGCGCTTTCCCTTTCGTACTTGCTTGACTCCATGCCATGTGATTGAATCACACCCGATGGACAATCCCGGCTTGACCGGAATCAAAGTGTACGGATCGTTCCGTTCCAATCCACCCATCGCGAATTCGCCACCCTCTTCGGGTACGATCAGATAGGTGATGATGGTGTATATCTCGGGTTCCCAAAACATCGTTGTGGTATGGATATGTGGATATCCCTTAACCCAATCACCGTCGAAGATTCCATTCTCCGTTATGTACCCGATGGTGTTCGTAACGAATCCGCGACAGTAGGGCGGCATGTGATTGCGCACCCATGAGTAGAACGGTTCAGGCGCGAAGCCTAATCCGTCGCGATCCCTGTCGCCATTCTCAGCCCACTCAATCAGAGGGGCGAGGTCGCCTTCGTACATCACTTGAATCGGTTCCATCTTGTAATCCTCTTGAGGGTCACTCAAGAGTATGTATGTTTGGTTCTCAGCCAAGGATTCGAACCTCGATAGCAACATTCAGAGTGTTGCGTCCTGCCGTTAGACGAGCCGAGAAAAGTTGGACGCATTTGGCATTCTTGGAAGCTGCGTCCGGATTCTAGTGAGGATTTGAACCTCTGTCTCCCTCTTAGCGTGAGGTTGTTCTACCTGATTGAACTATCTTAGAATCGCTTACTACCACCACTCTTACTCCACTTCCCGAAGGAAGAGACAGCACGTTAGCCGTCTGCTTTCAGCACATGGTTGCGTACCCTTGTTTTACAACGTAGTACGATTCGTTGTTTTTCCTCGCGAGAGAAATTGGCTGACCACCTAGGATTCGAACCTAGAAAATCTTGTTTCAAAGACAAGGTGCAGATACCGGTACCGCATGTGGTCAATTGTTCTTGTTGAAGGTTGACTTACCAACGCCGCGCTTTGCAACGCACACTGTTAGTTCTTCACCTTTCTTGGCTTTCCCTTTCTTGAAGATACGATCCCAACCCTTTGCATATGCATTAGAGTTGCCGGTCTTAGTTTTTATGCTATCGCCTGTTACATCGTTCTTCGCTGCCATGGGAAACTCCGTTTGTGTTTGGGGTGCTGGACGGGATTCGAACCCGCATCTTCAAGATTCACAGTCTTGGGCATTAACCATTATGCTACCGGCACCATTGATCTACTTAGTAGTCCATATGAACTACTTTCTGAATGAGTCGCCCTGTATCGTAAAGGGCGTGACGCTTGAATCGTAATTTGCCAGTCGGCTACTTTCAAGTCCTCACGTACACCCTCTAGAAAATGTACGCAAGATGTTGGTCAGGATGGGTGGTAACGCTCCACCTACCTCCTCGTTCCAAGCGAGGTCGTCTGCTTTTGACTTACATCCTGTTATCTGGTCATCCCGGCAGTTGATTCTGCCCATGTGTACACATGCGCTGTCGAGCTATGCGCGGGACGATTGGTTGGCGCACCGGAACGGATTCGAACCGTCATTGCACAGATTGAGAATCTGTTTTCCTATCCTGTTAGAAGACCGGTGCATTGTATTCGACAGATTTTTTCAGCACTATTGAGTGCACCACTAGGGAGGTCGTTTCATCTGTTGACTCTATTACGCTACGTTCAATTTCAGTGACGTAGGAAATGTGGTGTCCTCTGTTGGTTACGCTCCAACCTCTCAAGTTTTTCAAACTTGCACTTTCACTAGATTAGTTTAGAGGACATTATCTCTTGGGGAGGAAGACCGAACGTTTCAGAAAGATCAAGCCTGCCTTGAAACATGCTCGCGCTTGTCTTAGGTAGTATGCTCTATTTCTTTCTTGGAACATTTCTCTTCCCCTAAATATGAGTATGATCGTCAGTCACGATAACAAATACATTTTCTATCTGGTGCCGAAGACTGGTTCGACTACCATTCGAAATCTGCTAAGACCGCTTGGGACGAATGTTGCTGTTCACATTCATGACACTCCAAGTCCCGCGTATTTAGCACTGACGGGTTACGCTTTCTGGCGCGACCCTGTAGAACGTTTCGTATCCACGTACAACTTTCTGCGCACGTATCGAACCGTCCTGTTCAAACTTTTTCCGGAAGACTTCTCTGGTGTCGTCATGCCAGAGCCATTGGATGAAGAGTCATTCAACGCGCTGCCGCAACACCTAAGAGAGAAGATCAATCGTCAGCCGGTGGATTTGTTGGAGCGGATCAACCGCACTAACATTCTCGGCTTCAAGCCGCAGTCCGCATGGTTTGACCATCCGAACATGAACGTACTCAACTATCATGACTTCGAATCGGAAGCCAGAAGACTTATCGGCATCTTCGGTGGTGATACGGCAATCGACATTCCCGTTGAGAACGAGAAGCCGAACTTCATAACAGACCTCGTTGTTACCGACGATCTAAGACGCGGGATCGAAGACCTGTATCGCTTGGATTACAGATACGATCCGTGTTGAATTGGAGCGGGTAACGGGAATCGAACCCGTTCATGAACTTTGGCAAAGTTCTAGGCAACCAATACATCATACCCGCATGGCGTAGCTATCGCGCTACCGACGACTGACTTTCACAGTAGCTTCGAACATTCGCGAAAATGAACGAGTGCTGAATTGAATTGGTGCCACCACACAGAATCGAACTGTGATTCAAGTCTTACCAAGACCTTGTAATAACCGTTATACTATGGCGGCGCACGCAGTCATCATATCCGTCAAGATACAACTCGCCTTGTTGACGCAAGACCGCACTACTTACCTTTTCGTGCGCTGAATGTAGTTGGTGTCCAATGTAGGTAATGCTCCTACTTCTCAGACTTATCAGGTCTGTGCTTCACTTTTAAGCTAATCGGACGTTGTTGGTAGCGATCATGGGAGTCGAACCCAATGTCTCTAGCTTATGAGGCTAGAATGTAAACCGTTTCACTCTTTCGCTATTGTTTGTTGGTACCCGATGACAGGATCGAACTGCCGACTTCGCCGTGTAAAAGCGAGGTAATACCATTTTACGAATCGGGCATTGTTTGGAGTAAGCGGCGAGAATTGAACTCGCTTAAATCGGGTTTGCAATCCGATGCATCTGCCGGTCTGCCACGCTTACATATTTGGAGCCGTCACTCAGAATCGAACTGAGATAGTCTGCTTACAAGACAGACGTAATCGCCATTATACTATGACGGCATTGAATTGGTGGTGAAAGATGGAATCGAACCATCATTAAGAGCTTATGAGACTCCTGTACTAGCCGTTGTACGATATCACCGGAGAGCCACGCAACAGGTTTCCCCATTTTTGCGGCATTGTGTTTGGTGTCCCTATCAGGAGTCGAGCCTGAATTACAACCTTCGGAGAGTTGCGTGTTATCCATTACACTATAGAGACAAAGTTGGTACCCTCGGAGGGAATCGAACCCCCATCATGACGTTCGTAGCGTCGTATTCTGTCCGTTGAAATACAAGGGCAAAGTTGGTACCGGTGAGAGGAATCGAACCCCCATTAGTCAGTAATCGGCTGACGTTCCTAGCCATTAGAAGACACCGGCATTGAATTCGCGGCGGGTTTTTGATACGGTCATTTCCTACCATACCCGCTAACACCCGCGAAGCTATCTATCGCGCTATTGAAGATCGTTAGTACCGTTCTCTGCTGCGCAGTAGTGTTGGCTAACTACTCGCACCGGCAGCGGCACTAACTCTCTAGGAAGCTACGAGCTACCTTTTTTGGTGGGTCCACAGAGATTCGAACTCTGACTTTACGGGGTAAAAGCCCGATACGCTAGCCGTTACGTCATGGACCCGATGTTGGCGTGGGATGAGGGAGTCGAACCCCCGCTAGTAGTTTTGGAGACTATTGTGCTACCGTAACACTTATCCCACATGAAATTGGTGCGCCCGGTGGGAGTCGAACCCACAAAATTTAGCTTCTAAGACTAACACGTATGCCAGTTCCGTCACAGGCGCATTGAATAATTGGTGCCCTCAGTAGGAATCGAACCCACACCGAACGGGGTAGAAACCCGACGCACTTTCCGTTATGCTATAAGGGCGAATTGGAGCGGAGTGCGGGAATCGAACCCGCGTAACAAGTTTGGAAGACTTGGACACAACCATTATGCCAACCCCGCGTAAATATGCGATAGTGTTCTGTCGCGGTCTTTGCTGCGAAGCGTTGACCTCTTGAACTACCTTGTAGCTTGCTAGTCTATCAAGGACCGGAGTTTTACCGGTGGCTCTATCATTCTGTTTGCGAACGCGATTTCCGCGCTCCGCTTTATACGTTGCGTTACTAACAGTCTTGTGACGAGCAAGACCTTGGGTTGTCATCCCTAGCGTTCGCGCAAGTTCTGGTGCGAGTAGTGGGAGTCGAACCCACAAGTGACGGACGTTTTAAGTGTCCCGCATATGCCGATTCTGCTACACTCGCAAAAATTGGTCGGAGTACAAAGATTCGAACTTTGGACACCTGCGCCCCAAACGCAGTGCTCTACCAGACTGAGCTACACTCCGAAATCTACTGGTGTTCCTGCTAGGATTCGAACCTAGACCGTTCGCTAATCTGGCGACAATGCCACTTTATAAGGGTGGTGTTCTACCGTTAAACTACAGGAACAAAATTGGTGAGCGCAGTAGGAGTCGAACCTACACGGAACTAGCCGACTTCGGGGTTACAGCCCGATACCCTTCCTATTGGGTGTTACGCTCATGATTGGTGGGTCTGTAGGGAATCGAACCCTAATCTTACCGGTTAAGAGCCGGATATAATATGCCGTTATACGACAGACCCGTTGTTGGTGGAGAGTAAGGGAATCGAACCCTTGTCTTCTCGGTGCAAGCGAGAAATAATCCCGTTATACTAACTCCCCGGAATTCGTCTTGCGTTTTATCAGGATACGCAACCCCCTGCGACTTTGACACCGGATGCTCCTACGCTTTTGCGAGCGGGAATACATCTTACGTAGGTCATACTACGAAGTTGGCGCGTAAGACGGGATTCGAACCCGCATAATCTTCCGTGACAGGGAAGCAATCTAGCCGTTGAATTACCTACGCATGTTGGCTCCGGGTGTAGGGATCGAACCTACGAGTACGCGATTAACAGTCGCGGCTATTACCACTCTAGTCAACCCGGAATAGAAACAATGGGAACGTGCACCTGATTACACTTACTGACACCCGAAGGTGACTGCGGAATTGCACCGCTCTTTTCCCGACACATTACCGAACGCGCATTTAGTCGCGCTCTGAGAATTGGAGCAAAGGACGGGATTCGAACCCGCATCTTCCAGATTGAAAGTCTAGTATCCTAAACCGTTAGACGACCTTTGCATAGTTCCCGCTTACCACATGCGGGATGACATTTACGTAGTCATGGCACCCTTGATAGGCACGCCCATCCGAAGACAGGAAGTGATTTACCTTACAATTTAGCGAGCAAAAAGTCCTCGCAGGGCAGTAAGTGCGCCCAATCACTAATATCAATCTAATTGACAAAGAACCTTTTGCGGCATCCCTACTTTTCGTAGGGGCAAAAAAACTTGGGACTAAGCCAAGTTTACCAGTATCAACATTCGCCTTTTACACATACCCGTTGAGGGGCAGCTTGGGGTCTATGACCCTACCGACTACGCGGGAGCGGCGAATCCACTCTCTACAATATATAGCACAGTTTACTTGAAAAATCTCTCTAAGTCAAGCGATTTTGCAAATATTTTTTGCTACATCTACCTATGCCTGCGGACGTTTTGCGGGTCCGCACCTTGCCTAGTCCATACAGTATACTCTCTAATTCAAACCCTGTCAAGTCTAATTTGAAGCTGCCTTCAAAAGTGCCGCAATCTGATCCTGCAACTTGGACGCGACGGCATACAGCACAGTCTTATCCATCTTAGCCGAATCCCAATCGCCGCGCAGCGTAACCTCATGCTCTAGCAGGAAACCCTGCATCGACAGTTCCGTTGCGACTTCGCGCACGATACTCTTAGCGTCTTGACTCATACCTTTGTTACCCTACCGTCATAGTCCATGGAAGTCTGGACCGGGACATACACCGTGGCACCAACTCGCGAAGCCTTCGGAATTTCCTTCGAAAGAGAATCGAACACACAGTCAATCGTGTAGCCGATGTACTCGTTCCGGATCCAACCGATATCCTTCACGATTCCGACAACATACATGTCGGGTCTGCCGGGACACGGTTCGAAGTCATACGCCCGAATCAGGTCGCCAACTTCAATCGCGGGAAGGTTAATTTCCATTCGCTTTACGTTTCGCTTCATCATGTATACCATTCTACCGACTTTCGACCAGAACGCAACCCCGAAAACTCTTTGCCGTTCAAGGGGTTGCGTTTTAGCCCTTGTTTTACGCTGCCTTGTAGCCCTTCATGCCTTGCGCATTGTACTGGTAGCGGTCAGCCTGCGTCTTGCGAAGACCGTTCACGGCACCCTTCGCAAAATCCTGCGCCATCTGGCGGCAGAGTGCGAGGTCCGCAGTCTGCGGCTTTTCGACTTCGCAGTTGTGCGCCCAAACCCATACCATGTCGGCATGATTCTGGAAGACCTTACCATTCGGCATGACCTTTTCAACGGTGCGAGCCGAGGTCGCAATACCGAGTTTCTTGCGCATCGAAGAGTGATAGCCCATGCCATACGGACGTTCGATGATTACGACAACCTTGCCGACAACACCCTTGGGCGTATTGCGACCTTTCGTAACCTTCACAACGCGACCCTTGTGCGCCGGATTCGCGTATTCCGCATTCGTATTGTGCACCAGAGTTTCGTACTGGCGAGCTTCCTGCGCGGCGCGATAAAGTTCGAACGCCTCTTCGGTCGCATCAATTTCGTAGACCGGATTCATTTCCGGATTGTCGCAGTAGCCGACGCAATCGCGGCTCAACGTGCCGTCGTCGCGCACGGAGTACAGGAACGTTTCCGTATCCCATACGTCCGACATGATCTGGACGGTTTCGTTCGCCACGTAAAGCGAGCGACCGACATGCTCAGTGACGCGACCTTTATCGACGTACTTGCATTCCGCGCTCGACCATTCAGTGACTTTGCGATTCAGCATATCTTTTCCTTACCTTGTACAACCAGTATAGCAAAACCGGTGGAATACGCAATAGGGAAAACCCTAAGAGAATCAAGCACTTAGGATGGTTAAGAATTGATCAAAATAAGCCCTTTAGAATCAAGGACTTACGGATGCCCTCTAGGACTGTCTGAGAGCCTCTAGGGGCGTTTCTGCGGGTACCCTAGGCTACCCTAGCGGGTACCGGCAGATCGTGGCTTGTGCGCCTTCCTGTTAGCTCCGATCCATGATTCGGGTGATCTTCGGGATGCCTGCCAGTGCGCAGCATCCGGCAGCGACCATCTGCCGATGATAGTCTACCGTGCAGTCTCGGCATGGCAGCGCACGCGGCTTTGTGTGCGCAATGGATTCTACGGCTTGCCAGTTTTCAAATTGGCGCGAACCAGTGAAGCACGCGGGGAATGAACGCTTGTCCATGGAGTCGAGGTAAGCCGTCTGTGCAATGTCTAAGAGTTTCATGATTGTGTTATCCAGTGAGTGTGAATGCCCTTAAGCCATGCGAGTGTGTATAAGAACGTAAGAGCGAACATTCCCCACTGTGCTGCGAACCACGTTTCGTAAATCCAGAACGGCTGACCGGCGATTCCGAACAGACAGGCGTAGCGTCTTGCTTCCGCGCTCTTGCTCTGTGTGAGAAAGATAGCGACGGTGCCAGTCAGTGCGATTCCGAATTGAGCGATCATGCGGCTCTCTTACGTGCGGGTTTCTTTACAAGACGATAACCCATGGATTCCGCGAGTTGCTGTAGCGTCTTCAACTTGCCAGACTCGTCGCCATGGTATCCGGTGTAGAATACGTGACCGAGTACCGATGCGCAGTTGCCGCCTACCGCGACAACGGCTGTGCCGTCTGCATGATGCGTTTCGACTGCGGTGGCTGCGTTACAATGAACGCCAGTGATCTTACCGTCGCGATACGAGTGCGCGGGAATGTCTACCTGTTTGCCGCGAGCCAATTCCAGAATCGCGTAGTAGAGTTTCTCACCGAACTTCGGATCGTCACGGATGATATCAATCGCATCGTTCAGGACGATGACTGTGGTATTGTAACCCATTAGATATTCTCCGGAACCTGAATCAGTTCGACCGCTTCGATGTTTGTCGGATTGAAGTAGGCGTGCTGAGTCCAACCCAATGCGTGAACCTGTGGAATGTAGAGTGTCGAGAGTTCTTCGATACCGGCACGCAGTAGTCCTGCCCATCTACCCGCAGCGTCTTCATCCAATTCCATGACCATTGATTCGAAGACCTTGCCACTCTTTGTATGAATGACAATCTTGAGCCGGTGAATTTTCTTTTCATACGGTTCCATATTAGAATCTCCGCGAGGTTGCCTGAATGATGCCGAGTTGTTCGATGATCAGCACGGTGATCAGGATTGCGAAGAACCACAGAGGGTTATCCAATCCCGCGCCCACCTGTGACAGTTCGAACCCCAACAGTCCGTACAGTGCGTACTTAAGAAGTCGTGCGGTCATGATGATACTCCGAATGAAATGACCGTGTTATCACGGAAGGAACGCCAGTCCTGCTTGTCGAGGTCATAGACCTTGAACAGATGCGGATCGTTGCGACCGATGCGACCGCTCGCGCCGGGATGCATGTCTTCCGGAATGCGGTCAAAGTTCTTTGTGCAGCGCATGTCGCGGATCGTGCCGTCTGCCTTGCGGAAGCGAACGTGCACAGTCTCACCGGCTTTGAAAAGTTCCGGCAGCGTGCGTTCATCTTCGACTGCGACCTTGGCAGCGACAACTTCCGCGCCTGCCCATTCTGCGAATGCCTTCCACGTACCGACAAAGATACAGTCATTCGGTGCTTCGAAGTGAATCTCGTATACCGTCACGCGATTCGGCGCAACGTGATATTCGTATTCCTGTCCTGCATCCTGCGGAAGATCCGGAGCGTGCAGATAGAAGCCGCCGATGCCGTGCGGTCCCTTGAAATGCGTGACCAACTGCGCAGCGAGGCAACCCATGCCATTCGCAGCTTCACCGGCTTTCTGTCCACCGATGCCGTTGATCATTGTGATAGGCGCGAGGAATTCAGCGAGTTCCTTGCCGTGACCTTCCTTGTATCCATCGAACTGCCGATACATGCACAGGAACGGCTTTTCAGCCTTGTCTTCCCAAATGTACGTGAGTGAACGAGTACCCATTGAAATTCTCCGTTAACGTGTGAGCATGGAACCGATGACACCGATTCCGAATCCACAGATGGCTAGTGTGATCAGCCCTAGTGGAAGTGAGATTGAGAATGCCATCCAGATTCCTAGGAGGCAGAGTCCACCGAATCCGAGAACCAACATGACACCACCAACCGCCATGAGAATGTCGCCAACGTCATCCATTAGATTGCTCCGGTTGTGTAGATGATATAGCCGCCCCAACCCGTCATCAGTCCGAGTCCGAACTTGATGAACAGATTGAGAGGATCACCACTGCGCCACATGAGAGTGAGCAAGAAAAAGAGAAGAGTTGCAATGAGTGTGAACATGTATTAGTTCCTCTTGACGTAAACGCGAATCGCGAGTTCAGCCTTTGCCTTGATGCCGAGTCGCTTGACTTCCTGAAAATCGTAGACAACCTGTGTCACGGTGTAGTGCATGTCGCGCAGCACAACCTGTTCGCTATTGCGCGGGATTGCGATCATGGGACCGCGAATGATGGAAACCATCGTGTCCGCATCAATGATTTCTATGGACTGGAATGACATTACACGCCTTCCTTTTTGAGTTCCGGTAGCGTTCCTGCCATGACACCCGATTCGTAGAGCAAGCGGAACGCCAGTCTGTCTACTGCGGTGAATTCATCCAGACCGCCGCGCACCAGAAATTCCTTCGCGGAGAGTTCGTTGATAACTTCCTCAACGAATTCCGGTTGGAAGTATGGGTGCGGAGTGAATGTAAGACGCACTACCTTTACGCCTTCCGGCAGAAGTGCTTCCTTGAGAAAATGACGAGCCATTGTCTTATCCTGTTACTTGACGCAGAAGACCTTAGCGAGCGAATACCACTTAGTCGGACGCGACTTCTTGAGGTTCGCAAGCTTGACCACCATGCGCAGCGAGAGTTCGCGGATGGTATCCTGATACTTCGTAATGAAGTCCATGATTTCCGTTTCATCCTGCTTCGAAAGACCGTAATCCTTCAACATGCCCTTTTCGAGAACTTGCTTGATGCGCACGATGTAGTCGCGCTTCGAATGCATTTTCATGTCGAGGTACATGGACCGGGAAACAAGAGCCGACATATGCGGCGCAAGCTTGTTGCCCTTTTCGATCAGGTAGTCGAAGTCCTGATTCGTAATGAAGATGATCGTGCCTTCGAATTCGTAGGAACGCGGGAGCTTGTCGCCACCTTCATCTTCCATGCGAATCTCGGAGAGCCAAGAAATCTCACGCTTGCGCGTAGTGTCGCACGCGACCTTGAGGATGTTCAGCGAAATGTCGTCGCCAAAGATTGAGTCGGCATCGTCAAGGACGACAACCGAACCCGGCTGACGGTATTCGTACAGGGTACGGTACAGACCGGTCGGGCGAACGAAACCGTGAATGATCGTGTGATACGGCTTGAGTCGGTCCAGTGCAGCGTGCACTTCATGCGACTTGCCGACACCGGCAGGACCGGAGAAAATGATGGCGCGAACGTCACCCTTGATGGCTGACTCGACCATCATGGTCATTGCCGAAAAGCGTTCATCAAGCTTGTTCCGAATCTGGTCTTCGGTTTCCTGAATCTCAGGCTCGCGATACATTGCCGCATTGTCGAAGGTCACGGAATTGGTGACTTTGCCACCCTTGCGAGCCTTTCGATTCTTTGTCATGCGGAAACCCGCTTTCGGTACGCCACGCGGCATCTGTTAGTCCTTGCTTGAAATCATCAACCTATAAGATAAGTCTACAGGAAGACTAAGAACTAAGCAATAAGAGAAACTCTTTAGGAATCAAGGACTTACGAATTACCGCTTATTTGACCGGGGTTTTCCGCGTCTGTGCGGCTTTTCGATGGGTGCCAGTGGCGGCAGGGTGCGCTGCGAGAATGCTGCCGCGAGTTCCGGTGCGCTCAATCCCTTTTTGTTGCGCATGAACTTCTCAACCTTGACAAGCTTCGCGTCGGCTGCGGCAATGATGTTGTCCATATTGAGATTATACTCTTCGGTGAGCAATCGCACCATTGCCATGAAGTCACCAATCTCCCATTCAAGACGATCACGATTAGTGCGATCATTATATTCAGATTCCAATCCGAAGCGCACGCACTTGGATGCCACTTGCGAGACTTCGGCACATTCTTCGGAAAGGATGGTGAGTAGTTCTTCTAGTCTGTTCATTGTATGACCTTCAATGGTTCGTTCAAGCAACATGCTTTCAACTGCTCATAGACTTCTGGCATGACGTTGATACAACCGGCTGAAATCTTCCGGCGAGATATATCAGGGGATGATATACGTTGTTCGCGTTGCTGTTGTGGCGAGCGAGTCCACAGACGATGAATCGCGTAGATTTGCTTTTCGTCCGCGTGGAACTGAATTACGTCACCACCGTAACCAACTTGGGGAGTGACACGGACTACCATGCTGAATTCGCCCTGTGGTGTTTTGTCACCATAGAGAATCGGATGGCATTCCATGTTACTGCCGAAGCAGATAACCGCGAGAGTGAGATTGATTAGTACCATAATGAAAAGAGCCTCTGCCAGTTGTTATGCCGACAGAGGCTCCATACTCCTAAGAGTTAGCGAGAGTTATTCGCTGATCTTGGCAGGAGGGACTTCCACGTAGACAGTCTTCGGGACTTCGACTACGACAGTCTTGACTTCCTGAACTTCCGGCAGACATTCAGGCAACGTGATACCACGCTTCGCCTGACGCTTGCCTGCCTTGCTGTTCTTCAAGATATCGCACACTGCCTTCTTCTCACCGATTGACTGGTAAGCCTGTGCCAACATGAAGTCATAGCACTGCGAAGGTGTGAAACCAAAGCCTAGGAAGCCTGCTCCACCGGGGCTAGACGCACCGGCATTACCGGCAACGCTACAACCACTGATGGCGAAGCTACCCTGACCAATCGCAGGAGCCTGACGCACTTCCTTGTACGTGTAATTCAGATTGCTCTGAACCGCACCTTCGGCAACCGACACGGCACCCGATTCAACGGTTGCTGCTGCGACCGCACTTCCACCCTGACCACCGGTTGCGGTGTTGTTATTGGTGTTTGTCGAAGTTACGTCACCCGACGTTACGTTGCCAACCGACGCATTGTTAGTCTGCGACTGACCCTGTACCTGACCCTGTAGCTGACTGTTCAGGTTCGTGTTGGTATTGCGCACATCAACTTCTGTGCGATTCGATGCGGAGGCAAGTGCTGCCGCGCTCGCTTCGGCATTCGCAATGCCTACGCCGATGCCGACACCAACGCCAACCGCAGTGGCATCACCACCCGCGCCGCCGTTGCCGCCATTACCACCGTTTCCACCGTTGCCGCCATTACCACCGTCGCGAGGGTCGCGAGGCGTAGGCACGCAAGGTGAATTCGGGTTGCCCGTTCCCTGACAGTTGGTGTTGTTACCTTCACCACCACTATTACCGGGATTTACCGGTTGGACAGCAAATGCCGTACCCGAAAGGGCAAGCATCGCGACCATCAACATTACTTTCAACTTCATAATCTTCATCCTCTAACATGCAGTCAATATGGTGACTGCTTCCACCCTTCTCACGTTTCCCTTTATTGTCCGAAATGGCTGAATGCGTGTAGCCACACTGCTGCGAAAGTAGCGACACACGCTACCAATGCAAACACCGTTGCTGCTTCGTAATCAACCTTGTTCATCAAACTCGTCATTAGCCTTCTCATTTGCTTTCCTCTCTTGGAGAGTCAAGCGTCCTGTTCCCTTATGGAATCTTGAATGGCGTGGATTACAGCACATATCGCAAGAACAACGTTTACCGTGATTCGCTTCAATGTGTGCATCTTTCTCATTCTCGACTGTGAACCTTACGCCTGCCTCTTTTGCCTTTACTCGTTCCCGTTTCAACCATTTGGTTATATTCCGGACCTTTTGGATTAGTCTTTTCTGACGCTTCCCTTTGTCCATTATAGCACCTTTCTTGCTGCAACGCAATATTTAGTCTCGGGGACGTTTAGAGGCTAGGTAACGCCGCTCCACCCTAATAGCCATTACAACTACTAGGGCGAAGACGGCACCACCGAGGAGGAAATCAACGATAGTCATAGCGAGGAATACTTACCGCATCCCGCACGATTGTCTCAGGCGAGAGGTCATCGAAGTCTGCCGCGAGGACAGCCTTCATGATTGCAGGCGAGCATCCGGAAACGAGAGCCACACCCTTCTTGTCGAAGGACACTGGCGCGTTATCCTTACCACCGGCACTGATGTTCCAGAACACGATGACAGGAACCTTGTAGCCTGCCGCAGCGTACTTGCGTTCGATCATCTGCATAGCAGAGTCATCGAAGCGAGCGCACTGGTCAAACTGCATGTCCGACATGATCAACAGAACCGATGGCATGTCTGCCTGCGGAACGTTACCCTTCACTGCAACGTCAAGGATTCTTGTGAATGCCTTGTGCAGATTGGTGTTCATACCCCACTCAGACTGGTTCATCTGATCCATACGCTGCGAGAGCGTACCCGTAACCTTCAACAGTTCCGGATCTGCGGAGAACGTAAGGAACATGTCCTTGAACACACCCTTGTTACGTCCCGAAGTGTAGAGTCCGAGCGAAAGTGCAACGTCGATGCACTGCAAGTTAGGGTTGCCACCAACCGGACAGTGCATGGATCCCGAAACGTCTACCAGAGGCAGAACGTTGGTGTCGTCCATGTAGTCAGGCAGTGCGTCCCACTGCGCGTTACATACGTCACGGTCGCCGCCTGCGCGGAGAGCCTTGATTACGTCATAAGGGAATACACCCTTCGCGTTGATCTTCGTTTCGCCCTTCTTCAAGGACTCACGGTATGCAACGAAACGCTCTGCGTCATTCTT